GAGTAGCCAACCCTGTACCAGTGCTCTCAAGATTAAGGTGATAGACAAGCACTGGTACAGGGTTGGCTACTCTGAGGAACTCCGCGAGCCTGTATGGGTAGAGTATGAGGTTCAATGTACCCAAGCGATATTTTCGCGTAAGGGACTCAAGTTTTACCCTGAACCGGGAGTCACCACCTCTACTGATCGGGACTACACAAATAATCCATGGGACAAGGGGCACATGGCTCCCGCTGCAGACTTTGCCTGTGATTCACTCGCGCTTCGATCTACTTTTTCCTATGTTAATGTAGCACTGCAACATCAGCGACTAAACAGGGGAGCTTGGAAAGAGCTTGAAGCAGAAGAGCGTAGGCTTGCACAGGATGCACCAGTAAAGGTTCGAATCGATATCCTATTTGAAGGAGAGCCTCGAAGAGTTGCAACTGGTGCCCGCATACCCAGCTCGTTTATCAAGAAGATCTCTTACAGAGGTTACAACTCAAGATATCACTTCCCGAACGATGCAAATGTAGGTACGAATCCGGAGGAGTATATAGTATACTCCCAAGTAAACCCCCGGTAAAATGGGCGGGAGAAGATATGAGAAGTAAGTGAGTAATAGTGATATTTCTAGATTAGGTGACGATAAATAATTAAAATTTACAAGTACTCAATATGCGGCACATTCGTAGACGTGATGAATTAATTGGAGAGAACTCATCGTACCCTAATCAAATTGGAAATCAACCAGAAAAAGAAGATTTCACTGGTCTTGACCGGTCAGAGATTCTTGCCCTTATCGATCAGGCAGTTCAAGATGATGACTTCGAACGAGTACGCCAGCTAAACCGAGAACTTACCATTAGTCCAGTTACTGAGTCTACCACATATCTTGCACGTTGGGACACTTGGAGAAGTATCAACGAATCTGTTCAAGAGGCAAAGGTAACTTTGCAGAATCTTGCAGATCGAGAACTTAAAGCTATGAAAGATGAGTTTGAAAAAGAACTCGAGAGCACTAGAGAAGAGGACAAACCTGCTAGACTTGCTGAATTGAAACAGGGGGTTCTAGACAAGTATTTAAGGAATCCAGATTTTGAAGAGATCAAACAACTTTTTGCAAGTCAGCCTAAATTTGTTGGACCATTTATTAAATTTAGATTTGTTCAACGCGCACCGATGGAAGCTATCCGAGGTCTGCACAGTTCAATGATTAGATTTAAAGCATCACTAGATGATCTTCCAAAAAAGATTGAAGAGTATGCAGCGCAAAAGCCATCCAAGGATCATCCTGAACCAGGATATGAGACTCTTGGTGATGATCTTAATAAGTTAATGGAATTGAGTCGAGGTAGATGGTTAGTACAGGCTCTACCTTCGAAGGCAATGTCTACATCGGCACACTCTGCTGCAGGTTTCAGTCCAATTAATCTTAGAGAAGCTTTTAGAAATTCACCAAAAGAAAAACAGACTGAACTCTTAAAATTAGCTTCTGAGCTAAGTGACTTGAATAAACCTGCGCTAATTAAAGCAGTTACTGTAAAGTTAAGCGGTCTTCCATCAATTGACGAAGTAATGGCATATGTTCGTCTACAAATTAATAATGCAAACACAGACCGTGGTAAATTAATGGAGCAGGCAATGTCTTCTTACCCTAGTGTTGCAGTAATGTATGAAGGACCAGACCAGGTAGTCTTCTCCTTTAGAAATGACTCACAGTTACCTAATCTTTGTGCTAAAGCAAAGGGTTGGTGTATTCAACCAAGTTGGTATAATACTGGATATGCAGATCGATTCTGGCACTATGCAGACGGATCGCTACAATTAGGAATTATTGATTTTACAGTAGATCCAAGTGATCCTCATCATACTGTTGGAGCAACAATCAAACCTAACGGATCAGTAACGTCAATGTGTGATCAACCGAACTCGTGTACCTCAGGTAATGATTTTAGAACACTATTGAAGAGTTTCAGTACATCAGGTAAAACACATTCGTATCCTACAGAATTAATAGAGGCAATTGATCTTAATTTTAGTCAAGAGGTAAAGACTAAAACCGCTAGTGATTCACTCTATAAAAAGATCAAAGCATTTAGTGAAGGAGAACGTGATAAAAACCAGGCAATGATAAAGACGCTCACTGGTCTTATCCGAAACCTTAATGACCTAGTGCAGGACACAGGATTATCTCAGTCAGATATGTCAGTAAATTCTGCAGGAAACACAGCAAAACAGATCGTTGCCTCTGAAATTGAAAATCTAAAAAACTCAGAAGTAATTAATACTGTTCGTGCAGAATATATTGATCAAGTTAGAAAGAGCGGACTTGTTTCTCCAGCAGACGTTAAGATCTTTGATATCGTAATGAGCGGATCCGAAAAATACAATCAAGACTTACTAAAGTCTATCTCTGCCAGAAATCTTGAATTTATTAGAGTAATTGAGACAAATACTGCTCGAGCAACTGGTAAAGCCGCTGAGCACTGGAAGATTATCGTTGATGGAATCAAAGATTCACTTGACTACATGAAAGCAATACAAGAAAAACTATAAATAACACTATGAGAAAGATTCAAAGACTTGATGAGTTCTTGGCAAATAGTCCAACAACTAAACCGACAACTAGACCTAGTACCCCAACTACTAGACCTACTAGACAAGCGCCGAGCCCAATTCGTCGGGACAAGCCGTCTACTTCTCCAAAACCACAGGCGACAGCAGAAGACGTAGTTAACTACTTCATCGAGACTCTTCGTTCAGAGGATGGAGAAATTAAATTTGACCTAAAAAAATTAAAGAAGAGATATGAGAGTTCCAAGTAATTTTAATGACTGGCTAAATGAGGCAAGTCTAGAAGGAAATATTGGACTTCCTGGTGAAGGAGACGACTCTCCAAACTATCGTGCAAACGTAGAACGACGTGCTGGAGCAGAAAACCGTGCATTCGCTTCACAAAACCAGCAGAAGATTGGAAGATTTATGCAGTTTGTTAGCGAAGCACATGAGATTCAACGAGGTAAAGAGCGTGAACTTGAAGAGCTTGCAGAGAGAACAGTGCGTTCTCTTTTTGGAAATATCCTAGACGGTGTTGAATTAGACATAAGGATTCCAACAGATGCCCTTGAAATGAAGGAGATGATGTTAGAGACGCCAGATGAAGCTCCTATGGAAGCCGACCCAATTACTGATGAGGACACAATTGGTGAAATCAGAAAAGGAAAAATTGCAAATAATATTGTTCAAGGTGAAGCAAAGAATACAAAACTTTGTTTACAGATGGAAGAAGTCTCCAATGGATTAATTGAGATCTTTGGTGAAGAGCAAGGCGATAGAATGCTTACTCTACTTACTGATATTACTAATATTGCAAGCTTCTTTGACTGGCAAATTCCTATTGAAATGCAAAAGGAGATGTGGAAACGTCGTGATGGTTTTGCAGGATCAGTTAAAGTAGACTGGGAAGAAGCTAAGGCAGACGAAGATGCAGAAGCACTTGCTAAAAAGATTCTAGATGATATTGAAAATGGTGAAGACATTACAGATAGCGAAGATGCAGAAGAACTTTTTAAAACGATTACACCTACTATTTATGCACTAGGTAGTGATTTCGCAATGCTTCTACATGAAGCAATAAAGGGAGTAAATAAGTTAATTGCTGCAGTCGGTATTCCAGAAAATTCTGAAGTATCTGAAATAGTTGTCATGAATACTGATACTCTAGCAGATGAGCTTGAAGATCTTAGATATGGTCCGTACATGGCAGCCGATCTTCGTGATTTTATTAATGAATTTTCTGAAGAGGATAACTTCGATAACCTACGAGCTAGATTCTTTGGAAAATTGATGGAGATGCCATGGAGAGCTTTTCTAAAGTTATTTAATGGAATCCTACTTTCTAGATTTAAAGACTCTGAACTTAATGATGAACAACGTGTAGTTGTTGCTCAGGCTAAGAGTCAATCCAGAAGCATTATTGATGCTATTAAAAAGGAGCTTGATGACTATTACGCAGAACCTTCTGAATATTCTGAATACGAACCTGAAGAGATGGAGATGCCTACTCAAGAGTTTGAACCTAGTGAGGACACTGGAGATATTCACGATGCAATTATCGATGCATACCAACGTGGCGACATGGCAGAGGTAAAGAGATTAGAAGGATTACTTGGTGAGTCTATCGTTATCCCTAGATTAAGATTATTCAAAAGAAACTAATAACTATGTCAAGAGCAAACACTTACCTAGAATTTATCGGAGAGGCAAAGGTTGACCTATTTATCGAATTTGCAAAGACTCGATTGGCTGGAGCAACTAAAATTGCAGAATCCGCTAAAGAAAAGGGAGGTGCTTCTCTTCTTACGTATCATCACTTTGTAGTAAAACTACCCTATTATAAAATGGCAGCAGCTGGTAAATTTGACCCAGCTGCTGCTAAAATAGAATTAAAGGCTCTCACTAAGGAGTTAGCACAAATACTTAAAGCCTTTAGCCAATCTGATCAGATACCATTTCAAAAAGTAATGGGAAAGATTGAAGCGGTTGGCGAGCTAATTATTAAATCAACAGTTTAATATTTTCTCTGGAGTCCAGCCTATTTTCTTTGCTCGAGCCTTTGCTTTTCGCATTGCTTTAGTATATGCAGTTCTTGCCCACTCTCCAGTTCTATTGTAGATGCCACCTATTGCTAGGAATGATTGTGGATCACCACTAGTCATTCCCATTCGAAGATCAACAATATTTCTCTCAATTGGTGAAAGAGAGCTAAATACCATATTCTTTATTATTTCAAAGTCATTTGCCTCCGCTTGAGAGTTTGCAGACTCTCCTGAGTCAATCCACTGGATTGGAGAGTAGTCAAGTTCCATATCAGTCGGCTCAAGTGCAATTGTTTTTGCACTTGATGATTTAACTAGGTTTACTTGATCACTCGTTATCTTATACCCTAGATTAGCAACTTCTTCAATAATCTCATCAACAGTCGCTTCGCGATTCACTCTATTAAGTATATTAAGTTCAGCGGTTTTAATCCTATTGAGATCACGAGTAACGTGCATAGGTATTCTAACTGTCTTTGATAAACAATTGAAATAGTTTAGTATCTCCTTTCGAATATGCCATACTGCATACGATATAAACTTAAATCCTCTGGTAGGATCAAATGTTCGGGCAGCATCAATTAAGCCAATGTTTCCTTGAGCAATAAGTTCAGGCAGCATGTCTGGAGATGCACTATACTGTTTTGCAACAGATATTACAAATCTTAAGTTTGCACAAACAAGTCGATTGATTGCGTATTCATCGCCAGCTGCGGCTCTTGTAGCTACTTCAAATTCTTCATTAGTACTAAGCTTGCCATTTTTATTTACATCACTAAAATAGCGATCAGTTGCTGATGATCTTTGAGTAAGCCGCTTGTCTATTCTAATTTCTCTCATGACTAATAATTGATTAGGAAGGTTATTATACTCAATTTTATTAACAATTTAAAGTTTATAACTATTTTGTAGACACTGGTTTCTAGATAAATAATAATAAATGTATAGAAATGGCCAGAAAACATTCATTTTTTAGATCTCTAGTTTCAGACGAAAGAGGTTCACGATCAAGTAAAAGAATAATTGCATTAGTCGGTATGTTAGTTCTATGTGTAGCCCTGTTAATAAGTGTTTTTTCTAAACGCACTCTAACTCCATCTCCTGAATTAATATCAGCTATTGAGTTAATAACTATTTCGTGTATAGGTGCAACATCAGTTGATAAATTTGCAAAGAGAGATAATACTCCAAATGAAACTGATTCTTCGTTAAATTAAAAAATATCGCAATAATGACATATCTAGTTAACTATTCAAAATTTAAGAGACTTACTGAACAATCAACTCAGTCAGCTACTCCAATTAATTTCTTAATCACTGCAGGTACAACCACTGTTCCTGCCAGAGACAAACGATTAAATGAACTTTTTGCATTTCCTTTACCTGAAAATTCAACCGAGACTAGTGTAACTCTATATGAATTAACTCTTGCGCAAGTACAAGCTGGTCAATTTCAGAATGCTAAGATTATTTCTAGAGTAAACGATAATGTTCGTGATCAGATAAAGTTTGGTGGAGAGTCTCTTACTATGCGAGGAAGTCTACCTATTTCATGGACACCTGCAGATATGAGTAAAATTATTCAAGTTAGTGGAAACGGAGCTTTGATCTTAACTAGAGTATTTGATGCATTTAAACAAATGGGGAGTATCACACCAGGAGTAGTTGTTCTTAAGTTTGAGGTGCCTATACCATATAATGATTTTGCATCAATTAAAAGCTTAAGAATAGACGAAGCGAATATACGAAGTATGATACGAGGTCTCATGGATTATTTTATGGTATCAATAACTGAGCCCTCAACATCTGCCGAATTATCAAAAAAATGGGGATATAATTCCACCACATTCAAATTAGCATTCGCAAACACTGCACCATTTGGTTTCTATATTAAGAAAGATGGAACATCGAAAAAGTATTCACCAGAAAAAACAGACAATCCTGCAATGTCCGAACACTATGGAAAATATTCACGAAGAGATTTGCTTACAGATAGAGAAAACCACGCAACTCTAAAACTTAGAGACATATGCAAAAGTCTTAAGACTTCAATTATCGATCCTGGATTAACTAATCTGGCAAACTATCTTCCTCAAGGACTATCTAGTGCACTTTCTGGAGTCGACCAACAATACATAGATAGATTTGCAAGCCAAGGTCAATCGACTATATTAAATGCAAAAAATGCTATAACTCTTAATGAGATTGTTGAATTCGCAAAAAGCGTTTTTATAAGCGAGCCTAAAGGTCCAGGGCAAGCACCAGTTGGGCAAGCAGCCACCGGTAAAACAACATACAACCCAAAAACTTTAGCTAAAGAATAATTACTCTTGTTCAAAATTAGGAGTAAAATCATTACCGTAGAGAATAGTAACAAGTAACATAGGTAGTCCAACTATCTCGTAATCAGTATAATAAGAAACGTACACTTCTTCTAATTTAGTTGAAACATTTATGTCATACGCATAGATATTTTCAAAACTTTGATATGCTTTTTTATTATTCGTAGGCATTGTTCTTTTTTGAATAGAACTTAAGATATAATCTAGATCAAAATCAGTTGCGTCAAGGTATCCAATAGAAGTTACTGTAAATTCTAAATTAGGATTTTGTAATTTTAGTCTAGATTGTAACGCGGTAAGAGTATCGGGATTGACGATTTTAAAATTTAGAGATTCATACTCTTGTGTGAATCCAGTTACATTTAATAATACTAGTGCTGCGATGATCAAAATTAAATTTTTCATGGTGCGAAGTATTTATTGGTGTATAGATATAGTACACAACTATCTAGTTATGTTAAAACTTGCATTTTAAATTTATATAAGTCGTACCTAAATTACTGATAAATAACTAAAATCAAATAGCACAAATAGTATGTCGTATTTATTAAAATTTGGAGAATGGAAAGCGCTCTTTGAGCAAACTGGTACATCAGCTGAACCGATAGTTTCAGCTAAAATCGTCTTTGCTCCAGGTCTTTATAAGATAACTGATGCACAAGGTTTAGATACATTAGATACACAACTTAATAATCTTAAAGCTAAGTTATCTCAAAGAAAAGATAAAAACTATATTACTAAGATTGTTTTAAGTGCTGGTGAGTCACAAATACCTAACCAAGAAGAATTCAAAGAGAAAGGTTCATTAGCAAGAAAGCGGATGGAAATTGTTGAGACTCATTTGAAGGAACTAGGTATTCCTCAAATTAATATTAGTAAGAAACTAACGATCGGAACTACTCCATATGTTGACGGAGATTTAAATGATCAAAATAGTGAAAAAATGAAATTATTTACATCAGAACAATTTTTCAGTGTTGAAGTAACGATTGAAGAATTAACTACTGCATTCGTTAGAGATTTTGTAATTATGAAGTATGCATACGATTCCGGTAATGCTAATCTAGTTGCAAGATGGGCAACTACTACCTTTGAAGGAACACACGGAGTTAATAATATTATTGATCAGAAGAACTATGACTACTTGACAAGTAACTTAGAAAATGAAAAGTTGTATACTCCTGAAAATTTATATAAGATCATTGCAAACAATCTAGGCGGAGAGAATAGTTCAACATTTGAGCACTGGCCGAAGATAGGAATCACGCCTGGAAGAGGAGATATGAAGTATCGCGTTAAAATCTTTAGTATAAAACAGGGACAGGATGAAGTGTTAGTGAAGCAGTACATGAATCAGAAGAATCAAGAGATGAGTGTACCTAAACCTAGTTCAACCACTCCAGCGATTGTTTAATCTTCTAAGAATAGAAAACCTTCAGATTTCTTAGAAGAGTCTACTTGAATACTTTCTAATTTAACAATTACTGAGCCATCTGGAATAGACTGTTCTAATTTATTCCATTTAAGTGGCATAGTTGATCTCCATTCGTATCCAGTCTTAGGTTCACGAAGAACGTATGTTTTAGTTTTGAAATACCAATACTTTGCAGTATCACTACCCATAACTAGATTACTCTTCTGCTTTTTTTCAAAGTCTCTAGAATGACGAGAGGTTTGTGCATTACTTGAAAGACCAGATACGCACAAGATTAAGATTACAAGTAGCTTTTTCATGGTGTTAAGTATTTATTGGTGTATGGATATAATACACAACTTTTGTGATACTTTAAAAATTAGTAGACATTCCACCCCTGGATAAATATTGCTTCCTTAGGTTTAGCGATTTGAGTAGGCTCAACTAATTCTTCAATATCAGGGTAGTCAACGAACTCTTCATATAGTTTAATATACTTCTTCACATTACTCTAATATTTTTAAAACGATCTCTTCTACAAATTCTTGCATGTCTGCAGGATCTATTGTTGAAATTGTATCATTTGAAGTATGACAGTTAAACAGCATACTAAAGTCTAGATACTCTTCTCCAAATCTAACAGGAGAGTCTTCTCCTTCTGGAAGAGCAGGTAATGGATTGATTACTACTGAGTCTATTCCATTTCTTCTAAAGATAACCGAATCATTGAATGGTGTTTTTACTATTGGACAATCAAATAACTCAAGTATGTGATTACTTAGTCTTCCAGGATAGTTACCTATAAAAAATTTACTACCACCCTTACCACTAAGTTCAAGATTAAGAACCCAACTAACTCCACCAAATTCTCCACTATTAATTTGATCAGAAACTCTCTGAGCACCTAGTCCTCCAAATTCTTCGCCATCTAATAATACTACATGCACGTCTGGCCTGTTTAGTTTAACTGCAATTGCATTTATCACTGAGCATGAATTATCGTTTGCATTATCGATAGTTGGATTATTTACATCATGGTGTGCAACTACCATTTTATTCGATGAGCCTCGCAGTATTAGATTATAACAAGTTGTCTTTTTAGTATCCCAAATATCAAGTTCGTAGTCTATCCCAAGAGATTCGACTAACTCTATTAGAAATTTTACCCTAGGTGTTGGTTCAACTGGATCGTTTTTAAAAACATCTCCAGTATTCCTAACTTTACAGAAATTGTATATTTGCGTGTACATTATAATTATTTATTTTAAATGCCCATTTTTATATCGGGTTTCATACTCGTCCATATAACGGTCAAATCTATTTCTAATATTCTGGACTTTATTTATATACATCGGATCCTCAGCATACCTGCCGTCTAGGTAATTATAGTATTCTGCTTCAGATTTCAACTTCCATACGCCAGTACTAGCTTGCCAAATCGCGTAATCAATCACACTCATTTTCCAGTTAAGATACGTTGCATGGTTCAGGTTTTCACCAGTCTGTACGTTGGGTCGACATGCTGCAAGTTTCATTCCAAAGAAATTGTGATTCTCTTTACATACTTTACTCTTGAATCCTGTCTCCAAAACAGTCTGCGACCAGACAATTTCAGGATACTTAATTCCAATCTCCTTCATAAATTCGTAGACTGCTTTTGGACTAGCTAGTTCGTTCTCCTTATCATTGATTAGAATAACTAACTCTTCATATGAAGGAGTTCTCTTAACCTTTCCTCTAATAAGTCCAACCGCATATCCTATAGTTAGGCTCATTAAGATAAACAGTGTAAGCGTTGAGATAATCTTACCTCTTGATATTTTTACGTGTACTAATCTGTTAGTGTCAAACTTATACATTTTTGGAAGCATAATGGACAGTTTTAGTATGGTTGCTACAAATAGACTAAGAACTTGAGATAAATAAAAAAAAAGTATCGTAATGGCGAATTATATTATTTCAGATTTTGCAAAATGGCAAAAGTTAAACGAGGCAGAATTTCCAGGAAGAACTAAACAAACTGCTGGATTCGGTCAAAAAATTGTAGGTATCCCAGTTGATGAAACTAGTTTTAAAATCAAGATCGTTAACGACCTTGATGTAATTGATGCCGCTGGTAAATTAACTGCAGGTGGCTGGACAAGTCTTTTAACCTGGATTAAAGCGCAACCTAAATGGTTACCATATTACCCTGGCCTAAATGATCTTACTAAGAACTTTGTAATATATGCGATCAATAAAGATAATGATCGTAAACAACTTGTTACATTTACTATCATGCCACGTACTTCTGCTCCAGGTCTTCCTGCAACAGTACAGACAGTTAAGCAAGAAGAGTTAACTGCACTTATTAAAGATGCATCCGCTGCAAATATCTTAGCTGATGCTTCAAAGAAAGCTGAAGATAAAAAAGTTGATACTACTGTACCTGCAGCTACCGACACTAAAACCGAACAATCTGCTGGATATACTATCACAAAACCAGTACCTTTTGAAAATTTAAAAACACTAGGTAGCGACCAAGCTCTTTTTAAAGTAGTTGATGATCTGTTTATTAGCTTACGAGCAGTTCCTGAAATTGCTAAACTTCCATTTTTTCCAAAAGTAAAAGCTGAACTTAAGGCTGGTAAAATTGGAGATTCATCAATCACATTACTTAAAGGACTCGCTGCTGGGTTTAAATTAGAAGACAAATACGGAGATCCTCTTGAAGAAGTTAATCAAGACCTATTGAACAAGATCGCAATGTTTACTAAAAAGTCGGCCGCTCCTGCGCCTACTGCAAAAAATGAACGTGCATATTATCTAGGACTCGATGGTCGATCTATTTTTGAACAAACTACTAGTGTTCTATCACCGACACCAGCACCGACGCCGGCACCTGCAGCAAATCAACCTGCGACAAAATCAGTTGATGTTGCAACGACAAGTCTTCCTACTGGGTTCAACCTTGCTGACTTTATAAAAGTAGTTGGAGATGTGGTAGCTGAGGCACCTGCACTTACTACTGGAGATATTAAACTTCCAAAAGAAGGTTTAGTACGAGGAGTTGTTGCTAAAAAAGATCCTGAATTAATCAAAGCTCAACAATTATTGATTGATAAATTAGGACTAGTACTTGCAGATGACCCTACTTATATTAAGTTTAAGAAATATGGAACAGACGGAGACTTTGGACAGACTACTGAGAAGATCGTTGCAATGGCAAAGGCTGGATTTGAGCTAAAGGATACGGACGGTTCTGTAATTACTGCAGAACTTATCAATAAGTTACTCACAGATAAGATCACTGAAAGTTATTTAAAATTAGATGGAAGTCTATTTGAGAAATTTAATGTAGATGCAGCAAAATCTAAATCCAAAGCGTACATTCCAAAAGCAAAGACTGCAAAAGTAATTGACCCAGGCATGCTAAAAAGAACAGATGGTGCAACTAAACCAGATGCAGATAAAGCGGAAAAAGCTCAAGAGGCGAAACCTGAGGCAGCTACTTATACTGTAGAAGAGACTAACGCAATTGCAAAAAATATTTATGACGCAGCAACTGGCCCTGGCACTAATCCTCAGAAACTATCTAACGCTCTTAGACGTATAGTGAGTACAACGCAATTCTTTGAAGTACAGAAGGAGGTGGTTAGACTATCTGATGGTGATTATAAAGGAATAGCTGACCTAATAAATTATGAAATGGAAAGCGATAATTTGAATGACGTTGGCGTTTGTGCAAAGATTATCAATAACATACCTACAAATGCTGATGGAAAAAGCTTTCGTGCGCAGTGGGAAAAGGATGACGATGATGAAGAACAATACAAGACAAACTCATTCACGATAGAGTACGGAAAGTACTAGTAACTCTCAAGTATTTAAAATATTAGAAACATAAAAAATACACGACAACTCAAGACATGCTTCTTAACTATACTAATTGGAATAGACTATACGAATCTGAGGGTACAACTGAAGTCTATCTTAACTTCTTTTTAAAACCAGAGCCAACTATTACTATCGACACTGTAAATAACGATATTTCCCAAGCAGTACGTAAGTATTTTCCAACGGCAAGCATTCGACCTTCGGGTTTCTTAGTGATACCTAATGATAAGTTTGAAGATTTTGAAGGAAACAAAGAGGAGCTAGTATTAGAACTTCCTGGAAAATCTGTCATTAAGTCAAATGGCTACACTACTCTTCTTAAAGGTTATCTAGAGGATGAGTCTGGAAAAAAGGTATATCACCCAACAGGTAGACTTGAGATCATGGCACCAGAATTTCTTGCAAAATATTCTGAATCTGAAATTGCTGAGGCGATTTCACGAGACATCTATGCAAAGAAGGTAACTCCAATATTAGAAGGTATTGAATCAGGTATTGAAAATCTAATGATTTCAAAAACATTAGGTGATACCTTCTATTCAGATAAAAATGCAAAGGCATTTATGGATAGCCTTGCAGAGGCACTTCTAACTATCCACTATCTAAGAGCGGTAGACTCAACTAGGATTGAACGCGATGAAATTAATCTTGATACATTTAAAGGGACTCTTCTAAAGAGACTTGATGAATTCACAATTGACTATTCTAAAATATCTGGTGATGATCTTACTATACTCGCAGATAAGGTAACTAAATTTTTACAGTATACTGCAAAGATCCTACGTACTCGAGGAGATGAAGCTAAACGAATAGGCGAAGAGATTAGAAATTTACTATTGGAGCATATCGAAAAGTATCCAAATCTGATGGAACGGATGGTCGAACTATCTAATGCCGCATGGGCAGCATCTACTCGCAGATAAAATTAAAATGGGCCCTTTAGAAAGGCCCATTTTTTTGATTATATTTCTTATTATTATCTAATACTGGTACTCTAGACGATTCCAGAATACCTCAGATACTAGGAAATTGAGGTAGGTACTCTTTCTGATTCACTTAGTAATCCTTTACCGTATTTTTCAAAACGTTCTGCATATCTCTGCTTAACATATTCATGGATAGGCAGCGGTTTACCTTCATCGTCGATTCTAACAAACTTGATACTTGTATGGGTAACGATCTCCTGGGCTCCAGTGTATACATTATGTTTTCTTACCTCGATATAGGCAGTAACTGAAGTTTTTCCAAACTCAACAATTTCTCCATACACCTTTAGAAGATTGCCGACCTTGACTGGTTTCTCAAAAATCAATTCAGAAATCTTCAGGGTAACAATCCGCTGAGTATCACAAATCTGAGATACGTAAGAGGCACTCGCATCATCGATAATCGAGAGAATAGTACCTCCAAACATATTGTCGTGGATACCAATATCACCCTTCTTGCAAATGTACGTAGTGATGAGTTCCATTAGGCTTTCTCTAATTGTTCTTCGTTAAAAATATGGAGCAGTCCATATTCATCCATTTCACCTACTACTCGTACATTACCTTCTACTGTTTCAAATACCGACACGATAGTACATGGGAATCGGTAGCCTCTCGTTTTAGTGGCTTTATCGCCTACTTTAAATTTGTGTTGTTTCATATATTAATTACTTAGGGGTGCTTTAATTGTTGGGTGTGATTGATAGTTTTCTAAAATAACATCATTAACTGATGAGCAGAATATACCATCTCTAACGTGTACTGTTGGTAGTGGATATGGTTCTCTTGTTCGGGTTGGAACATTTGAATTATCTAACATTTGATGAGTATATGATGCAAATGTACGAGCAATACTATCCCTTTCTTTTTTGTATCTTGTTCTTTCTTCCAATGTTAATTCTCTTCCAATCTGCTCCTTTGCTTGTTCAATATGATTTGAATATAAATGTACATCACCTAAGTTTCCAATTAATTCATCAGGTACCATATTTACTTCATCAGCAATCATCATTAATAACAATCCATAAGAAGCAATGTTGAATGGTAAACCTAAGAATGTATCTACTGAACGTTGATTCCACATTAGAGAGATTGCTCTAGTTGGTATAGTTTCTTCTAGTAATTTATTTGTCCATCCATTCATATCCCCAACTGTCTTAAATTCAGGAACAATTATCTCCCCAGATTCTTTTTTATTATTGAAAATATCTACTCTTTCATTCAAACTCAACTCTCTTGTATAAACTTGAAATCCATAATGACAAGGTGGAAGTACCATTTGGTCTAATTCACCTACATTCCAAGCACTAACCATCAAACGTCTTGAGTCTGGGTTTGTTTTAAGGTCGTTGATTAGATTTGCGATTTGGTCTATTGAAGTTTCTGCATTTTCAAAATTAGGTGATTGCTCATCGTTTGTTGTTACTTTCCAATTTCTCCATTGTTTACCATAAATTGAACCTAAGTCACCCCACGTCTTAGCAAATTCTCCTGAACCTAATTCGTCACAATTTTCAATCATATCAATAAAAATTTCTTTTGGGATAATTTTATCAGCTACGCCTTTTACCATTGGTGATAAACCACCAACCTTTCCTTCATTAAAAGCTTTTACATAATTCTTATAGGCATCACCATTCCACACATGACATCCATTATCAACCAAATACTTAATATTTGTATCACCTCTTAAAAACCATAGTAATTCAACTACCATAGTTTTAAACGCCATCTTCTTGGTTGTAAGTAGTGGAAAACCTTCAGACATATTGTGACGGATTTGTCTACCAAATGCACTCAAGGTACCAGTTCCAGTTCTATCTTTCTTTTCTACCCCATTGTCAAGTATATCTTGAAGGAGTTCTGTGTATTTTTTATCTAGGTTGTTCATTGTATCTTAATTTTATTTCATCGTCAGTCTTCTAAATTTAAACTATAACTATTAAGTATCTCTCTTATTTCATCACGCACTTTATGTGCTGTGTCTATTTCTTCACTAGTAGCTTCCTTTGATGGATTAACTAAACTTGCAGCATACTTAGTTGTACCGCGTAATCGTTGATCTAGATCACTCATAGCCATTTTCCATTTCCAACCGTCCAACGCTAATCTTGCATCTTGTGATTCTTCAGCTGTATCAAATTCTAGTATAATTCTTCCCATGGCTTTTTAAATTAAAATTTTACTTAAGCTGTTGATTGAGTGCATAACAAACCATTACTGCCTCATCCTTATCGAAGGTTTCGCATATTGGCTTTTTCCAAGACCCATAACTCGCTACGCCTGCTGATGTATCAATTATTGAGTACCCAAAACAACAATGTCCAGAAAAACTTTCTGCAAGAATGATAAACCTAGAAGTACAACTGGTGCGTTCTATACTAGAGGTTTGATCATCGTATATTTCAACACTTTCTTCTAAATTCATAATATTACTTTTTTTACTTCAAATTTATCTTTATGGTATACTACATAGCTATTGTTTTCAATCCAATCTCCGCAATTTAGGTAGTGTATACCATCAATCATCTTGCTTTCAGGTTTGTGAATATGTCCGCAAATAACACCAACACAATTTCTTTTCTTAGCTTGGTATACTAGCTGATCTTCAAATAAAGTAATAAATTTAACTGCATCTTTTACTTTATCTTTAGCCCATTTACTTAGTGATTTTTTATATCCTAGCCTCTTCATTGCACGATCTGCTCTAATCGCAATTTCATAACCTACCGAACCTAGTATACCTAGCCACTTCAAGTTAACAATACCGTCATACTTATCTCCGTGAGTTATGAAATAGTTATTCCATTCGTATTCATCTACGATCTGAATGTTTTCTCCTAAATCTAATGGTGCATAATGTCTTAGAAAATCATCATGGTTTCCTGTAACGTATATAACTTTAGTTCCTTTTTTTGAATACGATAGGATTTTTCTAATCACATTTGTAAAATCCTGTGTCCAATAGTGTCGCTTCTGTAATAACCAACCATCAATAAAATCACCTACAATAAATAGGTATTCTGGGTTATACGCCTTTAGCACATCAAGTAACTCAGCGGCATGTGATCCTCTACTTCCTAAGTGAATATCAGAAATAAATATTGCGTCTACTTTCATCCCCAATAATTTGTGTTTTTTCTAAAATAGCTTAGGTCATTTCGGTTAAGGTAATTCTTAATTATAAGTTTTAGGAATCCAATATATCCCATTTGCTTAAATCGTCGATCATCTTGGCCAACACACTTTTTTAGTATTATAAAATCTCTACGATTGTACTTTTTACTCAGTAAGTAATCTTCACTCTGAGTTGCCTCTTCATCAAATCCTCCTAAACGATTAAATTCGTCCCGCTTTGTAAAAAAGTAAACTCCTGTTGAGAATGGAGATTTCAATAGATTTGCTTGTATAAAATTAAACACGCTAAATATCAATTTTGATCTCCACGAATTAGATACGCTCTTTATTTTGCAAGTAATTAGTTTATACTTAGCTTTCTTAGCTAGCGCCATTGAAGATGAAAATATACGAGTATCTAATAGTATTGCATCTGCATCAATAAAAACTATATATGGAGTTGTTGCAAGTAGTGCACCATTATTTCTAGCTACTGATACTGGACCACCCTCGACTATTTCCAAGTTTAAACTAAAGTCTAATCTAGCCCTCATTATTTCCAATTTAGTATTGTCAGTACTAAAATTATCAGTTACAATTATCCTAACACCACGATAGCTTATCTGTTTAGAAATAGACTCAAGTGTTCGGTAAATGTATGCTTCCTCGTTTTTACAAGGAATTATGACAGTTAGCTCATTTTTCATTTATAAAAAGTTCGTAAATACTATTTGATGTTCTAAATTTGATATAGTTCTCTCCGTGTTCGATAATTTCAGTAACCACAGTAGTCATCCAAGTGTAGCTCATATGATGCGGATCTACAATTAACGACCTATCTAGTTTTGGTTCGTTGTGAGATGAATGAAATGTTCCATCGCTTTCCCAATTAATCCATAGAATTCTATTCCCAGCGATAGTTAAACCATCGTGTTCACGTACAAGTTTATATTTTCTTGGAGAAACGTCCTCGTAGGATAGACTTATCTTTGGTTGAGTATCTGAAGGTTTCATTTTATCGAATGTTAACAATGCTTGAAATCTTAGTTGTTGAGAACGGGTAATAGCTAATCGCATAAATTTGATTAGTTATAGTATCCTCTACTGTAATTTCATAACCTTCGCGTTTGATAATACCGGTGGATGGAGTTACTACGCCATTTGGATACTTCTTTTTAGCATCAGCTACTCGATCATAGTCAGATACACAAGAGGTAAGACTTAATATCGTTAAGATTGTAATTAGTTTTTTCATTTTCTGAGTTTATTTCTTAGTGGGTAATACCATTCATATTGGAAAAAGTTATGCCATCTAAAGTGGTCATTTACATCATCGATAAATTCCATTAGGTACTCTGATAATTCATATAGTTCATCATCAGTTGGAGATTTTTCAGTATACAGCTCTTTGACTTCTCGAAGTATCGTGTTAATATCCTTAGTCATTAACTCACCAAATGTAATATAGTAACTTGGATAGTCGCATATCTCGAATGTTTGAGCGTATTTTAGTTTTTGCGTAGGAAGTTTGAAGTCCATACTCGCTGAACTTGCTGTCCAGAAAGTATACCAAACGCTATTGCTCCATCTTGAATAACTCATGACTTATATGGATTTTGTTGAATATCTATTCCAGCTTGATACTTTAAAAACTTGATGCTTACTACAAGTTGAGGAGTGTATACACCAGTTTCAAAGAAGCTATACTTACTGAAATATATTGCAATAGTCGGAATTAGATGAATCTCTCCGAGTTTAGTTAGCATGAAAAATCTAGAACTATATGCCATATATTTATTTTTTACGAAATAATCTGATCTCAAGAGTTGGACGAATCTTTCTCTCGATTTTAAAACTTGGTGGAGAGTAGGCTCCAATAATTTTCTGAATAGTCTTTTCTCCAGGAAAACCATTCACTACTCGATTATGTAGAGGAGCATCCATCATAGTAACAGAAGAATCATCTATTTGATCAAGAGGTTTTGAATATTCGAAAGATATTTTGTTTACTATACTACTAATCTCTTGAGGATTAAATTTTGCAAGATCCCAACCAGCTTGGATAATAAACGAATAGAGTTCTTTTCCAAGCTGACCGCTAAAATAGATTCTATCTGGCCACTTTCCATGAGTAATCTTCAGTTCTGATAAGTTATCAGAAATTGCTTCAAATAGAGTAAGGATAAATGGTGAATCTTTTTCTACCGGAACTTCAAACCTCATTCTTCTTTACTGTAAACTCGTTTAGGGAAGTGTTTTGCGAATCTCGAATTGTCGTAAAGATAGCGTTTACTCGGTCTCTTCCTTTTCCGTCAAGTCGCATATCTTCTATTGATGAACACTTAAATGTTCGTGGAGAATCATCCATGCAGGTTAATCTAAAATCTTCTGAAGTCTCTGAAAGAACTGCAAAGTGATATATGAAAGATTCTCTATCGTAGTGCTTAGGGCTAGCCTCTGCAAATTTAGTCAGCACATCATATACTCGTTCAGCAATATGCGTCTGTAACTTTTTCATGAGAGAATTACTTAATTACTCCCATGATTTTAGATTCCTGAACGCCAACTACTGCAAAATCTGCAATCGAATCTTTGAATCTTTCATGTAGTGCTTTTTCAGCAATGGAGATAGTCTCAGCCTCAACTAGATACTGTTCATTAATTTTACGATGACGTCCTGTGTTATCATCAAATGTTTCAAATTTTACTCTAGCTAAATAGTACATATTAGTTTTGTTTTTGTTGATTATTGTTTTTGATTAGTTCTTCTACGAATTTAATAGATTCGCTCGGTCCACATAGTGCATCGCATTTTAGGAAGGTACGAATAAACTCTACTGTTCCTAGTCTTGCATGATCTTCCATAAGTCTAGGAAGTTCTGGTAAAAATCTTTTATTAAATCCCATATCAATTATATACTACGAGATTCTCCATGGTTCACCTTAAACACTGGAAATCTTAGTGAGTGATTTCCGGTTTGATCAACAGTTTGCTCAAAGTACTGAACAGTAATAACTTTTCCAATTATTTTTTCTGGATTGAGATAATACTCTCTTCTTTCGCTTATGCTAAATCCACTGCCTACATTTACTGCATTTCCCATGTGGTTAATGATAACTGCACTGAGCACCTCTTCCATTCTCTCGTGTCCATTATCTATGATACGTTGAGGTCCCATGACTGCGTCTACTACAATATATTCAGCATCATAGAACTCTTTTAATTTCAGCATATTTCTAGTTCGAGTGCCTTCATACACTACATCACGTCTAGCAATTAAACCTTCCCAGTTTGAAGATTTTGACTCATCTTTAAGATACACAAGGGTCTCGTCACTAGTTATTCTAACTTGCGGAAGCACTGACATCATACTCGAATTTCTGATAAGATCAGCTTCGGGTCGAAAGAGTCTATCAGATATGATAACGTCACCGCATCTACTTTCAAATTCGGTAATGGTTAAAATATCAAAAACCCAGTACTTTGGAGAGAGTATTGAGTGATCTTTACGCTGAATCTGTTTCAGGATCCCCTGGAAATCATCTGAGCCATCTTCGTTCTTTAGACATATTTCACCATCTAATACGCAGTTAGTAATCCCAAGTCGTACGATTTCCTCTTTTAAGACGCTGAGTGTCTCAAATTCTTTTCCATTTCTAGAAAAACATGAGATATCTCCATTTTCACGAATTATCGTAATACATCGAATTCCATCAAGTTTGCGAGATACTAACCAGTCTCCACAAGTAAGGTCAACATTTTTTACTTTAGTAGCATCAAATGCAAGTGCAACATCAAATGTTGGAATAAGATTTGGCCATACTCTGTTAATTAGAGTAGTTGTCGCTCGGGTTTCAAGATTACGATCAATTACCTGATATATTAGATCAGAGTATTCTGAGTAGTTTTGAATAAATCCATTGACCCTGCCGACTGCAGAGTGGCCAGTCAGTTGTCTAGAGGTAAGCGAATCAAGTAAACTAAAGAAGGATTCCCTTGGGTCAACTAGATCGGAGATCGCAGAATTCTTTTTAAGATTTGCTGATGTGACTCCAAATTGTCGATAGGGATGATAAGTATAGAGTAATACCTCTCGAATGAAGTAATTATCTGAATACTTTTTAAGGATCTCTACTTTATGATTAGTAGAGTTAGATGAATTCATTTCATCTATGAAAGCGCGAAGCATTTCAAATTGGTTCAACATTATGATTAGTATTAAGGTGAAAATCTAACAGACTCGGTAAATACTTTACGAAATGTTTTTGGAAGAATATTAATCTTTCCATTGGTTAATTTACTTAGCTTAAGTGCAAATAGAGTATAGAATAATGATCCAAATGGAATAGGACTAACTAGGAGTATTATTGCATACGGAGCAAATTTTGGAACTTGTTTTAACTGTTCAAGTGCACTTCTAATCTCTTCGTCAGTTGGCTCATCTTCTCTTGAATCTAGATGTAATCTGTGTCGCAATTCTCTAGCAAAAATCTGCAGCATATCAAGGGTCTCTTGACCCTCTGCCCTGACTGCTCTAAGTAGTTTCTTACTTAGTCGAGTTGCCTCTTTCACTTTATCATTAAATCCTTCATTAAGGCTAGTATACTCATTAAAAGTGTAGAGTTTCATATTAAAACTTCAATTTGCAATCGCTATTTATGTTCTTATCACACCATCCAGCAGGTAGCTCAACTGCAAATCTTGCAGGTTTCTTGCTAAAATACCTAGAGAGTGAATCGTCTCGCCCATTTGCAGGTTGCATTGTTTCATGATTGATGTAATTCATCTCTGAATCAAAAAATACTATATCTAGTGGAAACATTACACCTTTCATCCAAAAAGAAAGAGGTTGTCCATCATCGTATATGAATAGCAAGCCACTATTATCGTTAGGCGGATTTGCTGCACCGGAAAATCCTTTTTCTTGGCTGCGTGGAGTAGTTAAGACTTTTAATTTAACTGGAATACCTGAAATATCTGCAGTTATCTCAAGTCCATCAACTTGAGTCTTTCTACAAAAATTTTCAAATAGTAGTCGCGGAGTATTAGAAGTGTACTGGCTCATCTTGATTATTTATTAATTTACGATAGTGACTATACCAAGAAAGCGAGTAGCCGATATACGACTACTCGCTTGATACTATATTCCTATATGAATTACTTTGCAGGTTCTTCTTCAGGAGCTTCTTCACCTTCTTCAGGAGCTTCTTCACCTTCTTCACCTTCAGGATTTTCTTCCTCTTCTTCACCACCTTCAAGTTTTTCAACTCGTTCAGTAAGATCTTCAATCATTGCTTTTAGATCTTCAAGAGTAACCTCTTCTGCATCATCATCTTCAGTATCTTTAACTTCATCTTCAGCATCGATAGGCTCCTCTTCATCTTCTTCAGGATTTGCTCCAAAATTCGTTTCACCCTCATCTGAATATCCATTATATCCATCCATGTATTCAGATTGCTCAGTAGAGTCGTATGTTTCATTTACTCGAGTTTTCATGAAACCTGCAAAGTTCTTTACTCTCATTATTGTTAATTTTTTTATTATTTATCTAATGAAATACTAGTTTTCCTCAGATTTTAATACCTTAATCTCTTCATCAAGTTTACGGATAGCTTCCATTGCTGGGCGAAACATCATTGATACTGAAAATAATCTCTGTGCTGACTCTAATCCTTTGCCTGAGATTTTACTGAAAAAGAAATTAATTGATTCAATAGTTGATGAAGGTAGAGTTACTTTAACTTTACTGGTTTCCTTAGGATCGATATCTTGAATTGCATTCTCCAGTGACAAGATTGCCATTATTGTAAGATACGCTTCGTTTGGTCCAGTAAATTCAACCTTTTGGCTAATTGCATTTTTAATGTATTTTAGATCTGCAATACCAGCCATTACACTGAATTGTCCCATTCTGCTCTCCAGTAAGGCATTTAATTGACTCTGTGGAGTACTAGGTACTTCATTAACAGTTTCTGAAATTTCTTGATCATTGCCAGTTACTTCTTCAACACTGGCGTTTTGAGTTTCTTCCATCTTTAGATATTTTTAAATATTTTACTTAGGAAGATGAAAAGGTTTTGTGTAATTATGCTAAGAACATGTCAGACTCCTCTCGTCTTCTCTTCTCCAATGAAGGTATATAACCACTCTGTGCTCCTGATTTAGGTCCATCAGTATATATTGTCTTTCCAGCGCTCACAAGGTCATTGTTTTCAATATATGTCTTTATCTTTTTTCCATAAGATCTAGCGCTTATAAAATAGGCTCCAGCATTGTAGCTTAGTGAAATTAGGGCTGCCTTTTGATTATTATTTAGTTTATTCCAATTAGCTACACCTAAATCCTTAATAACCTGATCGCTGTACTTCTTTATTGAGTATTCACGTAGTGTGTCAAGAGCCTCTTTTTCTGTAAAAGTAGTATCTTTTGTTACACTGGTCAACACACCATTCTTGAGCACTTTATCACTACCGTATCCTCCTCGGTATGCGTTTTGATCCCAACCAGCTTTTGGTGAGAATCCTTCTTTTTTAGCTATATAGTTTGCAGCTACCTCTTGCCAAGTACCTCCTTGAATATTAGAAGAATTAGCGACCGGTGTAGTCACAACAGGTAAAGGAGTGGTGGCAGTCGGTGTTTGTGCAGCCACTGCAGAATCACTAAAAAGAATAGGATAAGTCAGCGGTCCGATAATTCCATCGCGTGATAATCCATTACTCTTTTGAAAATTTTCAACTGCCGCTTTCGTTGCAGTGTCGTATGTTCCAGTAGGATCCATAGATAAGTATCCTTTCTGTTTTAATTTAAGTTGTGCTTCTCTTACAGTTTCACCAGTACTTCCTAATTTAAGTAGTGTTTTACCAGATTGAATATCCGACATATCAATGTTTTTATTATTTTTAAAGAATAGTATTAATTCATCAAGAGGAATTCCAAGAATATCTGAAACTTCTCTCTTCTCAGCGTCAGTTAATGTGTCAAAGTCAGAGTTGAGAGTAGTAGGCACAGTTTGAGTATCCGCTGCTTCAGGTTCGTCAGGAACAACCTCAGTATTAGAAGCGCCAGTTGATTTCTTAACGCCTACATGGATGTGATCATAATGATTTGGAACTTTCCATCCAACTTGATATCTATATCCATCTTTATTGACAGTGAACCACTTTCCTCCAGTATATTCAGGATGTCCGAACCAACTCATCAGGTGAGCAAGTAGAGCATCTCCACTATCTCCTTTGCATGATAAATCTATTCCATATGCATTTTCATTACCGGAGTAGTGATCTGAAGTATTTCCACTAGCAGTCTTTACGATATTTCTCTTTTGGGAAATAACAATATTTTTTCCAACAAAATCATTTGCAACTTTTGCAAATGCAAGTGCGCGTTGCAGTGTTCCGCCCCAGTCACCGCCAGTTCCACCAGAAGAAGCATTGGGAATATTAAATGTCTTATCAGAGTATTTTGCAGCTGGGTCAAATTCAAATGCTGCTTCGTTAATTCTAGAAGTAAATAATCTGCTCCAGTTAGAATATTTAAGAAGGTACGACACGAAAAAAGTAATTTTTATTTATTTATCATCAAGTGTCTATCTAATATAATAAGTTGTGATCTAGTAGTTATTGAGTAGGCTTCAACTGGACCGACAAATTTTGCCCAGTCTACCTCCTTAAGTTGTAATTGAGAGTTAGGTATTTTTTCTGACTCTAGTCCAATTTCAGAAAGATCTGATATTTCACAAACAAAATAGATTAACTGCTTATTTACTTTTCCTGAAGAAGAGTACATATCGACTATTTCAGGTGAAGTATTAAGCTGATTACGCATTACTGAAATTCCAGTCTCTTCAAATAATTCACGAATAGCTGCCTCAATAGGTTCTTCTCCAGGTTCAATACCTCCCTTAGGTATTCCACAAGTACCTGTCTTCCAAGTAGAATTAGTTGGATGCACGAGTAGTATTTTATTATTGTATAAAATAGCAACCCCTGCAGTACTCTTCTTATCTAGGTCAATATTAATATCAGAATATCCTTCGTTTAGATATTGGTTAAAGTTAAGAATTGGCATATTTCTCAAAATTGATTGAATATTTCGGTTTAATTAATAGAGAATCAAAATATCTATTTTTATAATATGGCTGTACATATTTTTCAAATAGTTGCTTTTTAAACCAGTTGGGCAAGGCTGCATCATAACACTTATGGTACGCTGCCTCATACATTTTTATACTCTGTGAAGGACTTAACGGTAATGAATTAGTAATCGAATCCAAGTATAGATTTCCTTTTGACTCAAGTAGAGAGACATGATAAAAATCAATGGGATAGCTTTCACTTATTTTTGAGATAATTGAATCGATTACACTACTATACTTAAATTTAGAAGAGTCTACATCAAATCCAATCTTGTTTATTCGCTCTTGCATGTGGATAGGCTCTCCCTTAAAAGCAATCACATCAAATCTAGTAGTAGGTACTATTTTTTCTCTAAACTTGGAGAAATTTTTTTCTGACTTTTTAAATTTACCATATGTTTTGAATTCTTCAGAGTCTTGACTAACGCCAATAATCGGAAAGTTTAATTTCTTTACTCCAGTACGATCTGTAATTGTCTTAGGAATAAACGGCTCACTAGAAAATTCGTTACATACTTCTTCAAACGTAGGAAGGTTTTTTGAATTAAATGAACCCGGTAAATGCTCGTCGAGTTTATGACTAGTAAAATCAAAATTATTCCAAACAATCGTGGGTTTCTGATCGTGTCCTGGTGAAATATCAAATGGACTCTTTATTAATTCAAAGACATCTACTCCATAATTTTCAGAACAGGCAAACGCTATCTTCTTTTCAAAATTTTTAGGATCCTTTGAGTACATTAGTGTGTACTCTTTAAATTTCTTAAGACTCACAGAATTATCTCTTTTTATTATTTATTCGCGGAGATAAATAAAAATAAAATACTTTTCATGATAAAGTCAATTGGCTCATGGTCAGAGGTAAACGAGTCGATCGCTACCGGAAAAGACGTAATGGTTGATCCTGCTGGAAAACGACATAAAGTTACCTATCGTGTACAGTCACCAACTAAATTTATAGTAAAAATTATTAATGATTTAGATGTAATTTCAAATGATGTATTAACACCAAATGGAATCGCAGCAATCACTGATTTTGTAAATGGCGAAGTTCCATTTACTAGAGCAATCGGACAGCTTACTTCAATCTTCTTTGAAAAGAAGTTTATAGTTTACACGGTATTGCGAGACGGTGAAATTCTAGGAAGAACAAAACAGAAAATTCAATTCTCTATTGAAAATAGACTAGATGCTTCTGGAAAACCAGCATATCCAAATATTCCTGCAGAAATTCAGTTTATTGATGCAAAATCATTTGAATCTCTTTCAAACTTAGCACCAACTATTGTATCTCAGCTTAATCAAACTGCTCAACAAACAACACTAGTTGATCCTGTGCCTGAAGAGGAGCCAGCACCTACTCCTGCAAAAGAGGAAGGTACTGAAGAAACTAAAAAAGACAGAGGTAAGAAGTTTTTGTATACTATGCGTACTAATTCTAAGTTATACTTAATGGAATTTAATGACGCTGGTGCAATTGTTGCAAAAACACAGGACAATACAGATCCTAATGGTACTATCTCATATGATGCTACAAATAAAAAAGTATTATGGTCTACAACACTAGACGATGCTACTTCTGCGAATACTAAGATTTCAAAATCCTCAGGTCTACCGCTTTTTGTTGATTCTGAAATTACGAATGTTCAGGACAAAGCCTTCTTTGAAAAAATGTTCACTGATGAAGCATTTAGAAATAAGATAATCGATGAGTATGAAGCTGAGTATAAATCAGGTGAAATAACTGCTGAAAATCTTAAAAAGATGCTCTTCTATAAAGATGGGAAATCTATTTTCACAGTAGTTGCTCCAGCTAGTGTAGCCCCCACTGCAAAAGATAGAGCAGCGTCATTTATTAATACATTTTCAAAGGCACTAGGCACGCCTAATTCACCTTCTGCTTAATAAAAATAACAAGAATACAATGTTCTTAGATAAGAAATATCAATCCTTTTATCAAACATATGAAGGTCCTCTTCTAGAAGTAGGACCAGCCGTTATCTCAAATGATCTAAATGCTAGATTAAAAGGGTATTTAGATAATGAGGAACTCCTTGCTAAACTTGCAGAGATCCTTGTTGCAAAATCGGACGGTGAATATATGATTGATGAAATCGATCCAGCTGCGTACGGAATACTTAAAGATGATAAACTCTATGTGAAAGTAGACAAGTCTGATCCAAAAGCGCCTAAGTTTTTTATGTGGATCATGAATGATGAGTTCCTATGGGGAGACATTAACATGGACATGGCTGCTAATTTATTAAAAGCAGCTGGCGAGGGCACAGGATTTACTGAGCGTGGAATTATCGGAAGCATAAGTAGCTTCTTTGGAGGAAACTCTAGCGGAGACGCTGGAACAGATGAAGATACGGTCGCAGCAATTGCTGGAGCATTTGCTCAGATCGCAGCAGAAAAGAGTGTAGACCCTCAAATGTATTTTGATAAACTAGATGAAGTATTCAAATCAAAATATTCCATGAGTATTAAAGAATTTATGGAAAAGGAATTTGGTGGATACGGCGAAGTTGTTTCATGTAATGTGTATCGTCGACCTATCTCAGCAGATACTATGCGAGGATTAAATCCATGGACTATTCTTGGAGATGTTGCATTAACTATTGTAACACTCGGCGGATCTCCTGCGTTTACTGCAAGTTTAAAAGGTGCAAATATTGCGAGTGCTGCAGCAAAGGCCGGTAAACTTGCGCAAACAACTAAATTAGCAACTGCAAGTGCTGCTCTTGGAAAAGGAGTAAAAGCGATAGCAAACATATCTGGACTAAGTAAAGTTTTTTCAAAACTAGATAAGACTCGTAAGATTGCAGCTCTTGAAAAAGCTGGAGTTACTATTGGTAAAGAAGTACCGTTTGTAACTAGAACGGGTACTGGTGCTACTCGAACAATGCGTATCGAATCATTTGCAGATGATGGTGTTCAAATGTCCTATAAACTTTCTTCAGGAAGATGGGTTAAAAATCCTGCACCAACTGGTTGGGATAATGTAATTACTCAACTTTCTCCAGGTACAGCGACTAGTGTTCTTACTGCAGCTGGAGTAAATCTTACAACTAAGGGATTGGTTGCAGCAAACGCAGTTGGTGTAATTGATAATGCACAGCAAGATACTCCAGCAGGTTCTGCTGAACCTGGATTAGGTGCAAAAGCTGCTGAAGTTATGGGTTATTATGATACTTTAGCTGCAGATCCAAACGCATACATTGAAAATGCTAAACAACAAGGAGCATCTGATATTGCATCAATGTTACTTGATCTTAAGAATGGAAGTGGATTATTTGGAAATACTACTGCTCAGGAAGAGTGTTGTATTGCTCTTCTAATTACTGGATTAACTCCAGAAATGGCAAAGCAAGTAAGCGTAGAATATTCAAAGATCGATATTAAATCAACGGTTTACGCGGTTCTAGACGATGAGCTTGATGGAGAAATTGCAATCTTTGCAAAAGCCTTCTGGACAGGTTGTACTGGTGAAGGTGATGATTACAAAGCAAGTATTGCAAATATCATTAAGAGAATAAAGAAGTAATTATTGAAATTTATAAAAAGGAATAATATGCTTGAAGGAGACAGATTCGTTTGTCTCCTTTTCTTTTGGAGTTACGTCCTTCGGTTTATTTGCCTCCTTGCGTAAGTATTCAAAGTATTCATCAAATTCGTCTTCAGCTTCCTCATTTCCAAACTTATTGTATATTACTGGAATAATTGTTGGCTGCCCAAACATTTGTGCATATTCGTTTTGATAATTAGTAATTCGCTCAAATGTTTCTTTATCTGATGAGTCTAACTCGAGCGCAGGTATATAAACTGCACCAGTCTCCTCTTTTCTCTTCTTTAACTCTGAATCTATCCATGATTGAAGAGCAGAATTTCCCCAGTATTCAACCTCTTCTGAAGTATATCCAGCCTCCGCTGGATCCATATCGGTAATATACTTAATTACTTGTTTACCTACAAATAGTGCAAGTCTACTTGTATTTTTTATCGCTTTCCCTACAACCTTACCTAACGATGTTGCAATAGCTCCTCCAAGAGTCCTATTTCCTGATTTAATTCCTCGGTAATATGCATTCATTTCTCGAGTAGACCGAAATAAATTTGGTGCTTTTCTGCCCCAAAACTTAGGATCAGTCAGTATCTCTTGTGAGAATTCACCTAAGACCTTTCCGTTACCGTCTGTAATTTTAACAAGTTTAGTCGCTCCATCTACTTCGTACTTTCCGCCAGTCTTATACATTTTATTTAGTGCAGAATTCGCATCTTTCACTGTTCCAACTAGAATTTCACTCTCGACTTTTGCAAAACCTCCTGAAAAATTCTTCATAGTATCTCCATACTTTACAAAGGTCTGTCCTACATTTTCAAAAAATGCCTTTAGTGGTTTTCCGATAAATGGTACCCAACCTACTATCTTTGCAATAAATGAATCAAAGAATTTTCCAAGAATTCCAGTAGCAGTTCCGAGTACTCCACCGATAGTTTTTGCGATATATCTTAGTCCCTGCACAACGAGACCACGCTCTTTTAATGGAACTCGGGATAATGCTTCTGAGCCAGCCCTACTGCCCTTAGCGGTAGCCATCATTACGGATTCCATGGATTTTGCAGCTGGCTTAAATAATTTGAGCACATCACCTGCACCAAAGATAACTCCAGCAATCAATGAAATAGTTCCAAGTATCCATTTTTCTCTATAGAAATAGATGCACGCATTTAAGATATCCGCAATTGCTCCTGCTCCTGGAAAAACAAAATCTCCAATTATTCCAATAATATCTAATACTAAGTGTAAAATTCCTATTGCTGATCCTCCCTCAGTTAATGAATCCCAAAGTGACTTTAGAAGACCAAACGTGCTACCGTCTTTTCCTGGAGAATATTCTCCTCCAGCAAGGGCAGCATCAACTTCTGCCTCTGGTGAAAGATTTAATGGTACTACTTGTGCAGCCTGTGCTGCTTGTGCAGGATTAAATAAACTACCTAATTTATCTTTAAAGAATTCAATTGGATTGACTGTGCCATCTGCAGATGCTTCAGTAAGTAGAGATACGAACTTATCTTTTATCGTCTGGTTGAATTGGTAAGCTGCTTCATTAATTGTTCTAGAGCTAGCTCCACCGAGTTGCAGTTTAGCTTTTTCAAGAATTTCATTCTTACCATTAATTAATCCTTTATAGTATTGAGTAACTGCCTTTGACCCGCCCGCGATGATCATGTCAAAATGAAGATCAAAACATAATTGTTCAGGTATTACTGATTCTGCAATATCTATGAGGTGTGCTTCCCATTTAATATTTTCAACTGTAAGTATGTTTGAAAATATGTGGTCAGTTCCGGTAAAATACTGAGATAATAATTGAACTGCTTCAGGTTGACTCTGGTAAGGAGTGACATGTTTCATCAATTTGATTCTTTCTTATTATTTATCTTAGAAAGATATCTTTATTTTTGATTAGATATGTCTAAAACTTTAGCGTTTAGTTTATCTACTAGTTTTCGAATCAATTCAATATTATGCGTACTTTTCATGTATAACTCAACGTATTGCTGCGCAGAATCGATTTGAGCTTGGGTAGTGCAGCTCTCAATTATCTTAATTGCTTTTTGGAAATCGTCAAGTTCTTTCATTATACTACTAGAGATTTTTTATATTCAGAGATAAAATGTAGATATGCTTGTATTAATTCTTCAGTAGAACATTCATTCAGATACTTTATGATTTCAGAAAGATCATCTACTGTTTCAAATGAAAAGGCTCTACTTAAAAATTCAAATCGATATGACACTGGGATCATTCCAAAAATCATTGCTTCATAGATTCTAGCAGGAATAAACTTCTTTTCATTATACTTGTCCTTAGTAATATTTACCATGACTAGTGATTTAGATAGTGCCTCAAAGATTGAAGATCTACTATTTCTTGGAATATGCAAAGTTGATTCACTCTTGAATGTAAAATCGGACTCTTTACATACTACTAAAAAATGAGTCGATTGTCTGTGATGGAATTCATCAAACCATTGCAAAAAAGCTGGAAGCAACTCACTTTTTGAATTTCCGCTTTTATATTTAGAAGTATCGATATTTCCATAAAACACTGAAGTTTTTAGGCGGCTCGCGTATTCTTTAACATTTAAGTCAACACATTCAGATAGAAATCTATTTGATACTCCTGGGAAATCTATTGATGGAATTAAGATAGTTACATTATCACTATACTTGGTTCGAAAATCTTCAGAAAGAGAAAGATCTGTGTCTAGGATAAAAATATTTTCTCTAGTATATCCAGAAGACAGTGCAACCTCAATTATCTTTTCAAAGTCTTGAGCATCTTTCCATTTTTTAGATAGAGTAGAAAGGTTTCTAAATCTAGCCTTAAGATATAGAGTACTATACTTTTTTTCTCTAATTCGAGTAAGAATACTTTCTAATGGTACTTTGTATTCACTAATCATTTCAGTAAAATACTTAGAGAATAACAGTCCAATACTAGACTTTGGAAAATCTATAAATTTGGTTTCTGCAACTAACTCGCTAGGGTAGTATGAGAAAAAATCAAATTTTGATTCATTGAAGTTTTCTCGTAATGAATCAATTAATCCTAACTGGTATAAGGAATGTCCTGGAGAATCAATGTTAGTTAGATCAAGTAAACCAAAATATGCGTATAGTCCTTTTTTCATTGTATTCTATTATATTGAATATATCTCTTTAGTTTTTGCCCAATGCAAATAAGTATTTAACACACCATCAGTTGGCTCGACATTCAGGTTGCCCTTCTGGAATATCTCCCAGGAATCTTGTGCGTACTTACCTATTCCATATAATTCGCTAGGTTCGATCCAATCTAGGGTCATCCAGTCACTTGAGAATCGTTGTATTGATCGGGTTCTTCGATTCTTAAATCCTAGAGATGCAATTAGATTTGCCATTTCTTCAGGATCTGCTCGTTCTGCTTCAACTGCATCAGGATATCTACGAAAGAATTCTTCTCTAACATGATCAACCTGTTTTCTAGATGTACAGTTTAACATGATACAACAAACGAGCATCCTCCATGGATGCTCGTTGTATATTTCCTGTAATAGGTTATATGGACTATTTGTCATGCTTAATAGCAACAAAGTGGGTAATGAAGTTCTTACCATACTCAACTGCCTCGATCTTCCGAATCTCATCAAAATTATTTTCAAAGATCTGCATGATCTCTTGAAATTTTTGGACACGATTTTCTTTCAATGGCTTATACATAAAGTGATACTCAATAATTGCAACTCTGATCTTTGACCAATCGGTTACTGCCTTAAGTAACTCATACTCGGCACCTTCAACATCCATTTTAATTGCAGTTGCGCCGTATTTTTCAATAGCTTCATTGATATTTACAGCAGGAACAGTAATTACATCACGACCTTTGATAGGTAGGATTGAGTGCTTTCCAGAATCACTAGAGATAAAGAACTCTACTTGCTTCTCATTAGTTGGAACAATTGCCTCTTGTACGTATTCGCAAACTGAACCTACTTCATTGATTGCAATATTCTGTAGTGCAAATGATACATTGTGTGGAAGTGCTTCGTATGAAACAATTTTCTTGATATTAGGAAACTGTTTTGCCATGCGAATTGCAAAGAATCCAAGGTGACCGCCAATATCTAACCAAGTATCTTCTCTATTCAAGAAATCATTGATATTAATTGGTTCTCCATATACACTTGAGGTAAATGGTTTGATATATTCACCGCTTGTCGCACTTTTTGAAACATTTGTACCAACATTATACTTTACTTCATTTAATCCTTTTCTAACATAGAATTTGAAGTCTGCATATTTTGTTTTCCAGTCAATTAGTTCAAGCTGATCGAATTTTTGAGCGGTTTTGAAGTCGATTCTAGTATCCATTAATTGTTTTTTATTTATTGTACTGTAATGTTAGATTTAGTTTTACGAGTTTTTTCTAATTCGTTCAACTGTTAATTTACTTCCACTAAATCTAGTAGAAATTCTGAAGCCGTCTTTCTTTGAAGCAGCAGATAATGTTGCGCGGATATTGCTTACTAGTTTAGCATCAACTCCAGTTACTTCAAAATAGTAGCCAACCTTCATTTTATTGATCTGTTTGCGCATAATTGAAGTTACGCTTTTAGTAGTTGCTCTAGGCTGTGCTTGATTGATTGTGATTGTAGAATTCATGTTTTTTAGTTTTAGTGTAGAACTATTATACTATTTCCTCAAGTAACATTAAAAAAAAAGGAGCAAAAATGCTCCTTTTTACTATAAAACTGTTTTCTCCTTTGGCTTTTTATCACGAGTAATATCTTTATTCTCCTTTTTTCTAGCAGAAGCTGTAAACTTTTCAATTTCAGATTCAGGATATCTTTCGTTCTTTAATCCAATAATTACTAAGTATTCTTTTGAATTTCCAAAGTACCCAGTAACCTTTCCAATCTTTCCTTTAGCTTTTACGGTTTCTCCTATTTTAAAAGAAGAAGATTCGTTTAGGCTAAGGTTTTTTTTAAGAGGTCAGTCGAGATATATTGTTCGTTCAAACCAGAAATAGTTTCTTTTATTGCATCTTTAATTGACTCAAGTCTGGTCACTTCAATTGCATCTATTCCTTGTGTTTCACAAGCTTCATCAATCTTCTTAATAGAAGTTTCAAGCTTTTCGATATCTAAAAGGATTCTAGATTTAGTTGAATCGATATCCTTTAATACTTGTAGAGACTCATCGATCTTTGTTTTAAAGATTGGACTAATATCATACTGGAATTTAGAATTAAAGAATTCGTACATTGCATATTCACTAACTTCTGTCCAAACGCGATCTGCTGAATTTACTTTTTCACAGATAAAATATGTGTTATTTAGATTAAGTAGAAGAGCTTCGCTCATTAATCTATCGTTTGATACTTCTTTGATGAACTCAAAATTAGCAAGTGTTCCAGAATTTTCAAATAGTTTTGCAAATCTTAACTTAACATTAGTTGGTTCTAATGAAAGAGCTTCTGAAATATTAATTGAGTCTAAAGATTCGATCTTAGAGTTATTGATGTATATGTCTAGTGACTTTGCTTCACTTACCTTAAATCCTACTTTAAAATTTCTAACATTTGAAGATTCTACGCCAAGACCATCTGCACTTTTATTGAAACCTAGTGTAGCATATGCTTCACATACTTCATAGAAAGTTGAATAATTTTCACGTACGAAGTTCGGATCAACCTCTGCAATCTTAAAAGGTCCGTCGATATTAACTTTCGTTTCATTACCGGCAAGCTTTTTAGATTCTCTGATTGAAATAAAACGATTGTCTGTGTACAAGATCATTCCATTTTTAGTTTGGATTGATGGAGCAATAAGATTATTTACTCTAGTGTCCGAATTTCCTTCGCCTAGTGTAAAGCTTCCGTTTTCTCTTGATTCAATAATTCTAAGATCATTAACTAACCAAGTAACCAATGGAATTGAGTTACCGTATTTAAGTTTAATAATATCTGCAGAATATGCATTCTCAATTAACATGTTCTTTAGATCAGAAACTGCTCCAGCATAGATTGGAGAATTCATTGATTCTAATTGAAAGATTGCGCTAAGCATTGAGATTTTTCCTTGGTTTGAAGAAACATAATCAGATACTCCAGAAACTACTGACTTAACTGTTGAATCGTAATTATATGTTTCAAATACATTGATAAAATCTGCACATAGTGTAAATTCTGGAGTTCCATTAAGTATTGCTGAGCTGAAGGAATCAACTTTAGTTTTTACTATAGGATTAGAATACGCATTTGATTCTTTAATCTGTGACAACTTAGTAGAGATTCCAACTTCAGATGCAATTGCACCAACTTTAGAATTTGGAGTTGCTTCGTTTTCTTCAAACTTTGACGCAAGTATAGAAAGTGCTGAGTTATTAGAACTTTTAGCAATAGCAAACATTCCATTTTTAAGAGTAGAATAGACTGATGCAGTATTCTCTCCTAATAAGATAGATTTATCTGTTGACTCAACTAGCATCTTAACTAGAGGCTCAGAATTCACTGCAGAATTCGTTTTAAGTTCACCTAGCATTCTTTGCAAGAATTCGTTCATTGTGTAATGATTTATTTTAGTTTATTTATCTGATGATTATGTTAAATAGTCGCTATTTTGTACCAGCGTTACTTGAATTAGGCAGTATCGATTTAGGTTTAGATACACCAAATTTATTTACAACTGGTGCAAGACCGACCACTTTGACTGGTCCATTATATGCCACATCTCGAGTAGATTGAGTGACTTCCTGTGTACTAATCGTTTGATTAATAGTATTAAGTGCGCTCTGTACTTGAGTTACTTGATTTGATTCAGCACGTGCGGCTGCAATTGCTGCGTCTACTTCAGACTGTTCAGTAGATCTTCTCCATTCTCCAGTATAGATTAAAGTCTCTTTTCCATCCTGTGCAGCAGATACTAGATACACTGTTCTGATCGTTGATTGAAGAATTGATTCACTGTCCTTCTTTGCGATGTTAAATGCAATAACTCCAGTTGATAAGTTTTCAAGATTTGAATTATTTGAATTATCAATAGCTATTTTACCACTACTGGTTTCAAAAACAAGTCTGTACTTTGCTGAATTTACATTTAGATCTAGTGGAATAGCTGTCTTACTTGAACTTGAAGAGTTTGCCGTGTATACTTTTAATTTTACAACATTGTCAAATGGAGAAATGATAAATCGTAATTTTCCAGGACCAAATACTACTTCATCTGACATATCTGAATTTTTTACTAGTGAATTAGTATTTGAAATTGAGATATTACTATTGTTGAAGAAGATAGGCACATACTCTGTCTTGATAACTGTTGTAACTTGATTTGTGACTATTTGATTTTGATTATTTGCTGCATTCGGTTCAATGAATAGTTTAGTTGCCTCAAAATTCTTTTTGATAATTTTATTGTATATTCTTTGAGACTGTGGCTTGTCCATTAGTGGCATAGTTATTAATTTTCTTCCATATTTCTTTGGAGAAATTAACGAATACGAAGCTTCTCGAATTATCTGTTCACCATTTCGTCTATTAGTAAGTCTAACTAGATAGTCGATTGACATACTTACTGCTTCTCCAGCATTTCTTAGAACTGGTCGAAACACATTAGGTTCATCAAATCGGTCTTCTTGAAAGAATACAAATCTTGATGTGTTAATAAAGGCTGTTCCAACTTGCTCAAATACGCTAATTTGGTGAATTGCAATCCAATCATCTGATGGATTTCGATTATTTAGAGTAGCAATAAGATCTGCTGGGAATCCAGAGTTAAATGTTAAGTAGAACTCAATAAAATCACCTACACTTGATTCATCGATATACGCACCGACATTATCAAATTCATTACTTTGTGATAACGGAGCTTCAAAATATTCAGATACTTCAAATGATTCATATGTTTGACCAATATTTGTATAGATCGTTTTGCGTTTTCCGCACTCTGCAAGTCCAATAAATAGTGGAGTATTATAGATAAATCCAGTAGATCCTATCGCGTTTGGCGTAATAGCGGCAGCAAACGTTGCTGATTGAACTGGCGCAGTTTTATATTCTTCATTGATATTCTTAATTGATGGAACTAGAATATCGATATATCTATCATACAGGGCATTTCCTAGAAATATTGGTTTTGAGTTAAAACTAATAAGTTGAGCACTCGTTTCAGGTGCTAATAATATACTTGCGAATAGATTAGTTTTACTATCATTTTCAGTATGTTTTACACTTAGAATCAGTGCTTTGAAATCATCAAAATCGAATCCAGCAACAAAGTGAAATCTTACTTTGTCCATTACTACATTATATCCAAGAATAGGAGTTTCAGTAATCTTATCGTCGTATATTAGATATGTAGGAATCTTTTCGCTATCAATGTACGCATAAGTATTTTGACCAATTGGGACAACCGTTAGGTCTTTAATATTCTTTGTTGAATTATACGATGAGTCATCATTTACAATCTGATGAAGATCTAAGTGTTCATTTTCAAGAAGTATAAAATCATCTGCGTATATGTCTAATGACCCTAATTGGTCAAACATGTATTCGACTACACAATAATCAGTAAGGTTAACGAATCTGCTACTTCTCATGTTATTTTGTTCTTTTAACTGATTTGAATTTATAATAGTAGCTTAACCCTACTTCTTGGTTAGTAGTTGCACTTAAAATAAGGCTATGTTGATTTATAAAATTAAGACCTACTCCAACTCCAATGGATCCAGAATTTGCATTATTTAATGGGTGTAGATAACTTGCTCCAAGTAAATACTGTATATTTTTTTCAGCTGGTGCAAACTTGTCTGGCGGTAGACTCTTAACGTCTAGTGAATCTACAATAAACCAATCAGGTCCAACAATTCGATGTTTCCATAGACCTCTAGCTTCTTCAGTAACAAGTATTTGAATTGGAAGTTTTCCAAAGGTCCACTGTCCTTTATATCTAGCATCATCTTTTCTAATAAATCCATTCCATTTAATAAATGGATCAGTTTCAGTTGGATAAGTTAGCGCTAAATCAATTAGATTAGTATCAGATTTATCAATATTTCCAAACCCCTCAGTTATTGTACTCTTAAGGGTCACAATAGAATTAGCTAGACTTAGTATTCTTTCATTCTGTTTTTTGACTACTTCGTAAAGTTCTTTATTTGAATCTTTTAATTCATTTTTTAATTCACGCTCAGTATTGTAATAATTAACTAGTTTAGAATAACGGCCGTCTGACTCCTTAATCAGTGAATCAGATGCAATAATTGATTTTTTAAGAGAATTAGTTTGATCGACCGCATCCCTCTTAATTCGATCGACTGTTAATGAAACCCAAATAAGTAACAGTACAAGTATACCTATACTTATTTTATAAAAATTTTCAGCCATGACTAATTATTAATTATTTCAAGAAGATATTCCTGAGTAACCTTTATGTTACTCTCATCTTCTATTTTATTTATTAACGCAAGTTCAGCCTTTCGAGTATTATCCATTTCCTCATGTAATTGAATCTGTGCATCGGCTAACGATTTTGCAACTTCTTCTAACGAACTAAGTCTCGTACGTAATTCACCATATTTTGAATAGAGTTGTCTGATTTCTTCTTTGTATTTTTCCATAATTAATTAACAATTTTTACATCTAGTGTGCCAGATAGTAAATATTCAATTCTAGATAATCTTTGCTCAAGCATGCCCATGTCTATATTTACTGAAGGTGCTGCTGTTTCTGACATCTGGTTAGATTTAGTGGGCGATTCAGCAGGAGCTGCTTGTGTTACTGGAGTTAAACTTACATCTGGCTTAGCTTCTTGAGTTAACATGTTTGTTTTTTCTGAAGTACTCAATGAGCTCTCTTTTGTCTTTTCACTAAACATTGGAGAAGTTTTACTTACTTCTAATGCGGTTGAAGAAGGTTCAGTTGGAAGAGTCGGTGTAGTTGTGTTAGTTTCAAGATTGCTCTTCTCTTCAGAGGATTTTTCAGAAGTTATATTAGAGGTAATTGAATTTGTAATTTTCTCAGAATTTAGTCCAAGTCTAGTTCTAAGAGCTTCTAATTTTACTTTCTTTTCCTCAGGCGACAATACTGAACTTATCGTTTTATTAATAGTTTTCTCATTGATTACCGAAGAGGAATCTGAGGTATTTGAAGTAGCCGAGGATTCTGATTTATCAGAAAGAGCAGAAGATATTGTATTTTTTACAGATGTATTTTTTAAATCATTTACTGTAGATTTTGAATCTTTTATTTTATCTAGTCTCTGTCGAATATTGTTTATTATCTCTTCTGAGCTATTGGTTGATGCAGTACTATTATTTGTAGTAACATCTACATTTATTGGGCTATTTGAAGTATTTGAGACAGAGGTCTCTGATTGATTTACTACAGGAGATTCATTGATTACTGATGAGGTTGCTGCACTTGGTGAAGCCGCTTGTTGTTCAGGTACAGTAACATTTATTGGCGAAGCCGCTGGTGGTTCAGGTACAGTGACATCAACATTTATTGGAGCAGGCTGGGTGTCCGTCTTAGCTTCTACTGGAATTGTAGGATTTGCTGCAACCACTGTGCCAGAAGTCTTTTCAATGTTTTCAGACTCAGCAGGTTTTACCGGATTCGGGTTTATTACTGATTTTTCTGGAGAAGGCTTACCTTTTTCTCCTTCATTTATTGAAGAGGCTTGCGATGATGCTGCAGTCGATGTCGGCGGCTCATTTATTGGAGCAGATTTCTCGGTACTCTCTGGAGCAGGAGATTCAGCAGGTTTCTCTGCACTCTTCTTTGGAGCATCATCATATTCAATAAATGCAGCGTATAGGTTAGCTAATACCCCTTGAGGTCTTCCATCTAGGTTATCTGGTATGTTTTCACTAAGCGTACTATATGCATCTTCAAAATCATCAAACGTGGCATATGCAGAAACTCGCTGATTTACTTGACGCATCTGTGTGAGCGCAGAGCTCATAAATGCTTTAAACCATGCAAGTCCTCCTCCAAGCCTATTTAACTCTTCATAAAAGTTCTTTCGATTTTGCGCGTGATATGTCTTATGTAAAGTTTTATAAGCGGCTTTTGATTCATCAGATGCGTCTCGCCCAACTAATAATGGCAGAATTATAGAAGTGTAGTCGTACGGAATACGCTCAGAACCTTCTTTATAATACACCCATGCAAATAATTCTCCAACTGTTTTGAATTCAACCTCTGGATTAGATAATTTGAGATCGATCGGATCTTTTAATTGTATAGCTGTCTCCCGAGTTTTAGTATAATCTGCGATACCTTCATCAGTCTTCTTGATTATCTCAGTGATCTTCGTGTTAAAGTCTGCTACAAATACATCTCTCTTTTCTTCGTATCTGATTTTCTTTTCTTTAAGGTCATCTTTATTTTCCATCGCAGAAGAGTATCTTTTTTATTATTTATTTTAATCGCAAGTGATCTGGAAGATTAACTCGCAACTGTGGTGTATTTGATTGCACTGCCAGTGACTCTTGAGTAATCGTCTCATTCTTGTCCTCAATCTCTTTTTTTACGATATTTAATAGATAAGAATACTCCATGTATTCTAAATTGTATAGTGTGTCTAGGGACTGACCCAGCTTCACCGCCAACCGAGCATTAAGCTCAAATAAGTTCATCAAGTCCAGCTGAAATAATGAAAATATCTTTGACAGTGAAGCTTCCTCCCAAAAAAATATGGCTCTCCGTCTGTATCTTGCATTTTTCACAGAAGCTAACTGCTTTATTTAGGCTTGCTTTTTCTAAAAGATCAGTAAATTTGTGCACAACTACGAATTTCTTATCTGGCCAATCAAATGAACTCATCTTTAGTGTAGAAAGAGATTGAGTATCAGTTCGTCTCCACGTATTTGCAATGTATGGTCCAAATTTATAGAATGACTCGTCGATATTTATGTTGTTCTGCTCCTCTTCTCTACGCTTGCTCCTAAACTTTTGATTCATACCAATCGCAGGTAAGTATATTTGAAAAGTTTCTCCTAATTTTTCTGAATTGATAACAAAGCATCGTTCTTCCTCTGAATACCATTTCATGACCTCTTCAGGATATTGAAATCCTTTTAGATTTTTACTAGTTACTTGAGTATGGTTGATGTGATTACACTGAGTATTTTCACATTTAATATTTGCCCATAGCTTATTCTCTTGATTAGGAAAGGTTAGTTCATATATCCTAAATAAGATATGATACTTATCAATTTCAAGAAAATCATTAAAGTTTAGAGGAAGAGCGGTTCCTTTTACTTTAAACTTGGTACATGCATTTAATACAAAGCTTATCTTTTCACGAACGTCGAGTGGATCGGATTCATCCATGGTAGACCAGTGCCTAATCTCTTTGGTTTTTGCAGAACGAAGAAGAAGCTCTGCATTTTCTGGATAGAAGAGTCCTTGTGATGGAAGAGAACGTAGGTCAAGTAACTTCCAAGGAGATTCAGAAGCAGCAGAAAGTTCATCTAAATTTTGATGACTTTGTGCTTTTCCTAGTGATGTTACTTGAGCTTCTTGAACTTCAGAAGGTAGATTATTTATACCGTGTATTCTGTCTTCATTATCTAAAAAATTTTGAGCTTCTTCTGGATTGATTTTGTTGCCCATATACAATTATTTTTTTATCTTATATACTAAAAAAGGCAATAGGTTCTTGACCCATTGCCTTTACTATAAAGTATTGTAAGTATTAAGAGTTAATAAATTGAGAGAAACTTAGAGCTTTGAATGGTGATGACTCATACATTTTTTCAATGGTCTGAACATACACTTCTTCAATTTTAAGAGTCTTTGGATTTTTAATCCAGCAGCGAACTGTGTTATTTGAGTAATTTGGTTGAATTTTATGTAGTTTACCTACAACAACTTTACCATTTTCATTTTCAAATTGTGAATTAATAACTGTTCCTCTAACTCTGTCTCCAGGCTTAAAGAATAGTTTTAATTTACTTAGACTCATATCAAACTCACTAAATCCAGGATCTCCCTTAACTGACATATCAGTCAGTGGAACTTGAGAAATAGATATCCCTGGAGTAAACGTACTCCTACCTGCAGTGAAGTTAAAATCTCCTTTGGTTCCATAGAATGGAATTCCTCTAGTGAAATCTCCTCTAGAAACGAGTGGCGATATTCTATTTTCGTCGAGCTTCTTCATTACCAAGCGATTGGAATTACTCTTTTCTTATAACCAACTACTGTATACGCTCCACTAGGATTACGAATAACTCCAGCAGAATTGCAAAACATGAATTTTCTAAGATACACATTAACTGTGTTTGAAATATTTGCGTTTTTAAAGTAAGCTATTGGATAGATTGGAGCGTCATCATCTAGATTATCAACTCCCCAAATTTTAACGTGGGTAACCGCTCCACCAACTGAAGCAAGATCAACAAATTCAACTTTGAAGACAGGTCCTCTTGAGAAACCATTTTGTACAGTATCTCCGATTTGCCAATATCCTACGCTGGTTCTTTCACCTGCACCTCTACGCTTATCTGTACTTACAAAAGTTGGTGCATAAACTACGTTATGCGTAAGTGTGATTAATTCAGTTCCGCTTTCTAACATTTCTACTTATTTTTTTAATTAGCAACTCCAAATAAAACTAGAGCAGTAACTCTAACTGTATAAAGTAAGTTTGGATTGATTATCTTTATCTTATTTATTAGGTCGTTTGACTTATTTGATTTGGGATTAGTAAAGATCGTGAAAAAATCATATATTGGGTGATCTAATGATTCGAGAGTTTCTGCATTTTCAATAAATACTCTCACTGACTTATCAGAGAATAAGATCTCATCGCCGTTTATATCATTGATTGGATAACTTACTCTAACAAGTACTGCTCGGGCATACTCCTTTCCACTTTCAAGAATTCCACTAGGCGAGATTGCACCAACTTGATTATCAAATAGTGTAATTTCTCCATCTACTGTAACATTGAGTCCAACACAAGTGTGTCCATCTACTGGATAAGCAAAATCCTTTAAGCAAAATTCTTCGCTAGTATCTTTTCCAGTAACTATTCTAAAACATTTATCATTAAATAGCTGAAGGATAGACTGTTCCGCACCTCCGCAGCAGTCACAAATTTCATTTAAGTTTATTGCCATTTCCTTGTATTTTTTTCATCTTCTCACTAATTCTTGCTAGACCACTCTTTGGTTTAACAATTGATGGAGTCTCAACCTTAAAGATAGTAGGTTCAATTGATTCAACTATCTCTCTTTCAATCGGTTGTGGTTCAACGAATTGATCATTGAGCGTATCCTCTTCAATTACCTCTTCTCTAGAAGTATCATCTTCAGTATTATCTATTTCACCATACTTAATAAAAAAGTGTAAACACGTTAAAGAAATTAAAGGAAGTAATCCTCCTTCAAGTAGTGCAAGAAATCTACGTTGAGCGATAGTATTAGTTACGTCACTTCCTATTGCTTCGATTATTGGAAGAGTTAATTCGGACCAGTCTTTGAATTCTTTGGAAGCTACATCAATCTCAGAATAACTAAAAAAGATATTTCCTATGAACTGAATTAGTGTAACGATTATGAATACAAACCAGACTGAAAATCCTTTTACGTTGACTGATGATGCAGCAATAGCCGACATTGCGGCTACTTCAATTGCTATAGAAAGATATATTGCCCAGCTTATTGGATTTGCAAGATCATACCAACTAACTACGTGAGAAATAGAGATAGCTGCAACTGCAAATATTGGGATTAAGAAAGCGGTACGAATAATCGACTTCTTATTCCGAATAAACCAATTAGTCATTTGATTCTATCTTATTTTTTACTTCAGAAAGACTACTCTTTCCTTTATCTAGGTCGTCCTCATATATTAAATAGTTAAGCATAGTAACCTCCATCTCATCTCTGACCTGCTTTGCAGTTGCCATAGTTGAGACATTTACTTGCAATGAGTCGATTTTCTTTTCTAATCGATGTGTATTTTCCTTATACTCTTTTTCAAGATTTGAAATCTTATTGTTTGTACATCCTCGAGACAAGGTAGTCAACAGAAGTACACCTGAACATATTTTCCAAAGATTGGCAATTATGAAATCTTTCATACTGTATTATTTATTTTGTTTTTTAATAAAAGATTATGCAAATATGCTAACTATTGTAATTAAAACAGCTAAGATAGTTCCAAAATATGAAAGACCATAGATTAAGCTATTTCTTTTGTATTTTTTGAAATTATACGATATTTGTAGAATATATCCATAGAAAGTATCGTCTTGCGCACGATCATAATCCATTTTGATAGAGTCAAGTATTCCTTCCTTTGTCAAAAATTCAGTATACTTTTTCATCTTCTCACTTATCATCTTTAGTTCAACCGACTCTTGTGAGGTTTCAGAGTAAAGCAATAGCTCAGGATTTAGATTTATTCCAAGATAGAGGTTACCATTTGAGTCTACTGAGAATCCAATTGCTTCAAGCTTGCCGGTTTCCTGTAGTTCAAATATGATCTTTTTGTATTTAGAATACATTAATAAGTCTTCAATATTTTCCTGAAGATTCTTGTAGACTTTAATTGGGTTCAAGTATTTTCTGATCATAATATCATTTTTATTTTTTCTTCAAACTGTGGGTTTTTTTGGATCACTGAGGTACGTATGTCTAGTCTAATTTTTCGCAACTTCGTCTTTACTGTATTCTCATTAATCTCATAGTCAATAGCAATCTGCTTGACCTTCTTATTCTTTAACATCTTGTCGATTGCGATACTCTTCATGAGGTTATCTTCAATATTTAGTATCTCTTCAAGGGTTGTCGCGTATATCTCTTCTATACTCAAATGTACGTCTAACGTATTTTGAAAATCATCTATTTTATCTACTTTATGATAAACATCATCAATATCATAGTGATTCTCTTTCTTCTTTTGATGCAGGTAGTATAGAGTCTCATTTCTTGCAAGTGTGTATATCCAAGTTGTAAATCTACCCTTTTCAAAATTAAACTGGGAGACGTTTTTGAATATTCTCTTTAGACTCCATTGGAGTGCCTCTTCAGTATCGAAATCGTTTTTACAAAATTTCCAGATAAAATATTTTAATTTTGGATATATTAGAGACGCAAGTTCATTTCTCTCAACTTCAGTTATTTGATTAGTAAGTAATTTTTCAGAAATCTCCTGAATTCGAGTGTTGATTTTACTATTGTTCTCTGCATATCCCATATTTTTAGTTTTTTTTATTAATCGTATTTATTAGATCTAGGCAGACTTTGCACTTTTCATACTGTTCAGTTGATTCATAGAATGAAAGAGCATTGGTTAGTCCACTGATGAACTTTGATCGCGCTAAGTTAATCGAGTAATCAGTATCATTTATTGCAATATCTATGACTCTAACTTCAGATAGACTAGTATCCTGATAGTTTAACAAGATAGTTTCAACTAGCTTATCATAAATTAATTCGCGGTGATTTGTGTATACATCTTCTAGCGTAGTTGTTCCACTAAATTTTAAAGAAGCCATTCGATTTTGGTTTAATACAATTATACTTGTTAATAATACTAAAAAATATCAACGTTTAAAAAACTTATCTCTAATTTTTTGTATATGTTCTCTTGACTCAGAATCAAATACGTTTGATTTACTATATGACTCACTAACTCCTGGAGAGTCCACTGTGTTTAATCGGCGTAACTCATCATAATCATACAGCTTTCTGTCGCCATTTTCACGATATAGATTAAATAGTTTTTCTTCGACTTCCTTTCTGTATATGATTGGAGAGTTTTCGTAAGTATCTAGGCCGATATCCCAAAATTGTGCAGTATCAAAGACTGCCGATAAGTTGACTGATGTCATCGCTAGATCATCATTGCCATTCTGTCCTCGATAAGTTCCTCCTTTAGTTTTACCAAAGGCCATTAATTCCATAAAAGTTAAGTAGTCATTTGGAATTATCTTGTTTATAGTCACAAGATACTTAAATTTCTCACAGTACTTTATCTTATTCGTTGGACCTAGACGTAATCCTAGTTTAGTATTGACTGCCATTTCAGTATGTTTAGTATGTACGAACTGCCCTGTCCAATATTTTGAGTTATCTGCAAATCTTGAGTGCACAATTTCTCCTTTATGGTTCATCTCAAGAACTATTCGTACTCTCTCTGGATTAAAAACCTTATATGTCAAAAATTCAGTCGCGGCTGCAAACTGAGTAACATCAAGATCATTCGTTCTAAATACGCCGATCTGAACTAGTGAAATCGTGTCTAATTCATTTCGAATAGCATCCTTCTTTTTAAGTAATTCAGAAACAGGCATTGCGACTACTTTATATATGTTCATGACAGAGTAGTCTCCGCCGATTCCATCAGCAGTATCTATTGTAAACACATAATTTGCAGTATCCTTCCTAAAATCATCAATTGATCGATCTGCATATTTTGGATGTAGGTAGAAATAGTCATTAATATACGCACGGTCTTCATCTAGTGTAAGTTTAGAATTTAGGTAGTTTACTTTAATATTGTTAAGTCTCTTTAACTCAGTCGATCCTAGTAAAAGCTGATCAGATGAGAAAAACTGTAGTCCATACTCCTGGTTAAAATCTTCAATTGACCCGATATCTGCAATCGTATCTAGTTTCCACTGCTCATCTCTTCCTGGAACTTGCCACCAGTCAACTCTAAGTGGAACAAAATTACTTGTATTCTCAATTGCATCAATCCAAATATCATAGAATTTATTTCTACCATTTGGAGTCGATGAGATGATTATCTTGGCATTAGGGTCAGCTGAGATAGTTGGGAAGATTGTTCTATAGAATTCATCAAGTTTTGCTTGATCGATATGTGCAAACTCATCTATGTATAACAAGTTAACAGTAAGACCGATACCTGATTTCTTAGTAGTTGTTCTACCTACTACTCTGCTATCGTTATCAAACTTGATATTACCAGTATTGATGTGTTTTATACCAGGTTTCATAAAAAATGGAAGATTGTCCATTACTATTCGAAACTTGTCCAATAGTTCTCGAGTGGTTGTAAAATTATCAGCAACAATTAGTGCAGTTTTTTCTTCATGAAATAGAAGGAACCACAGTATGAAAATAGCTGATGTGACTGATTTACCTATCTGGCGACTTGCCATTAAGATATTGTACTTATTTGCTTTAAATGACAGTAGAATCTCCTCTTGGAAATCTCGAAGACCCATTGTGTCTTTAATGAGCTTGATTCCATCGTGTGTTTGAATATGACAATAATTATAGGCAAAGTAGATAATATCTGCTTTACACTTTGCATATTCGCTCCACTCTTCTGGAGTATACTCAAATGGAAGATTTGCTCTCTTTAGATTAAGATCGTTGTCTTTAAATGGAGAATTGTGTAGTCCTTTTATATCTAGACCATTATCAATTTCACGTAAAATCTTTTCAATACGTTTAGTTGTCCATATTGAACTAGTTGTATCATCATCGTCTCCGCTAAGTCTAGAAATCTTACGAGACGCGAAGGCCCCTTGAGTAGACATAATATCTCTCATCTCTTTAGATTATTTCAGTAAGATCAATGAAATCGTCAGACTCGTCAATATCGATCTGTATGTTCTTTTCTCTCATAAGATCTCCCTTTTTACTTGGATCGATGAGCCCTCCTGAGATCTTCTCTTTAGAACGCACCTCAGTTGATTCTGGTAAACTCTTTATTAGGTTTTTAGTTCCTACTGTAATAAAGAATTGACCCTCTTCTGGACTAGATCCGACTACCTGAGAGTCATCGTTTGCAGGTTTATCTCTATTTAATTTCTGATAAGTATCCTCTAAAAAAATAAGATAGTTTGCCTGGGTTTTTGTAATTGCTGCCATCTTATCTTGTAGCTGCCCCATTACTTCAATAAGTCGAGGTTGAGTATTACCCGAAGTAATCTCTTCCATGATTTTAATAATTGTGATCTTTAGAGTCTTTAATTGAAAAAATAGATTAGATATATTGATTGTGTCAAGTTCCTTCTTATGCTTTGCATAATCATTATCCTCAAATATTCCAATATCTACAAAGTTTTTAAATAGTGAGTCAGTTATCTCTCGAGCTTTCTTAGTAAACTGATTACTCATCTCCTCAAAGTCGTATGGGCTTTCTCTTCGAGTTTCATCAGATAATTCATTATCTAACACAAGATCAGTTTGACTTTCAGAACGAATTGACCCTAGTAATTCCTGTATTTCATCTTTTAAATGTCGTCTAGTTTCTTTACTTATTCCAGATTTTTTATCTGACATATATTATCGTATTTTATTTTCGTACTTATCGAGTGCAGGATTCACATTTATTTTGATCTGTTTAACTGCCTCGATCCATTCATATACGATTTTTTCAACGTTTTCTATGAATAGTGAGAGTGTTGAGTTTACTTCAAACATTTGAGAAGAGAGTGTTCTTTTAAATATTTGACCCTTGTACTGGAATCCTAAATTTAATCTTCTTTCACGACGTTCGTATATTGGTCTAAATATGCTGTCTTTAATCATCTGGATTACATTATTTTTGGTCTAGGAACAATATCATTTATTCTAATATTTACTGACCCTAATGACTCTTCATTAAGTCCATCTGAATAGACATTACCATGACGATCAGTAAATCCTCCACGGATAAGAGGAAGCTCGTAGTTTTTAGTAATTATATCATTGAATTCGTCTAGACTAACATCTGCTGCATTTGGATTAGCTGTCTTGGCGATCTCATTGTTCTTTGAAATGATATAGATTGAAACTGAATCTACTCCATTTACCTCTTCAACTATCTTGATTAAATCACTCTTAGGTATTCTGCTTCTTCTAGTATTTTGAATGAAAAAAGTGCCTAAGTTATTTAAGATATCTCTCTTAATTATTGAAGTATCTACATCGTCAAATGCAATAATAGTACAGTTTATCACATAGCTACTTGGAATAGGATCAATTATTCTAAGATCTGTTGAAATTAGTTTAGATCCTGATTTTTCAATGAATCGTAATAGCTCATTTTTTTGAAAGTCAGTTAAAATAAATCTTGCAAGCTCAGCATTAAAATAATCCTGTCCAGTATTGAATGTTTTTCTAATGTCTGGAATCAGGAAGAGATTAAGCATTCGATTATCAAATTCATCTAGGAATACATTGATTATTGAAAATAGTTTAAGTTTTCTTAAGAGGATCTCATAATGATCTTCATTAACTAGTGCAAAGCTCTTTGACATTCTTGGAGCAATTAATCGGGTTAGTGCAGAGTCTTCTGCATTTGCTCCAAAGAAAGGCGGATGTGTTGTTTGGATAGACACATAATCGTTTAAGTTGATCTCCTCACCAAGTAAACTAAAGCCTGTGTCTACAAAACTAAATTGTAGTTTACCTGGATCGTTTGTTCGAACGTTTCCATTTGCACCTTCAGTTGTAAGATATTCGATAATAATTTCTGATCCTCTAGTAGGAATTTTTCCATAGTTACCATTTCCAAAGAAGATATCAAGTCCACTAGTTATTCCTGTTTTTACAAGGTAGGCTTTCTCTCCACGAGGCATGTCCAGAATAGAATCATATTTCTTCCACTTTTCTCCGTTTACATATACATTTACGTAAAAATTATCAACAAAGAAGTTTTGTGCGCTGCCTATTGAAAAACTATCTGTTGGAATTCCTCGTGCAGTTACTGTTTGTGATTCTATAATTCCTTGACGAATTTGTAATCTCTGACCATTATCCTTTCCATTGAACGAGAATCTAACTTCATCTTGAGGTAGATCAAGAATATACGTCAATCCATTGTTTAGACACTTAATTTTACTCTGATTTGGGATAATCGCAAAATCATATGGTGCATCCACTGCACCTTCGCTAGTACTTAAACTAATCTCTCCGATTGACGATACGGCACGGCTAGGATTGTGTCCAGAAAGTGTTGCTAGACTGTACACTGAAGTTAGTCGAGTTGCCTCATTAATATTAAGCTCAGTAATTGAATCTTCAATATAATAAAATATGAGTTGTGTTAGATTTTCAACAACGAGTAGTAATTGACCGAATGGCGAGGCAGCCGTAAAGACTACTCGGTTCTGACTGAACTTACTAGTTAAGTAATTAATAGTTTGTCCAAGTATGTCTTCTACATATATACTAAGTCGAGTAAAGACCTTGAAATTATCAATAGCACTTGCCATTTAGACGAATTTATTTAGATTATTTATATCGTGAAAACTAATTTAATACTTTTTTGTATAATGCTAGTGATAGATATATCAATTTTGATAGGATGCTTTTGTATAGATCTTATCGAATAACTTAAAAAAATTATAGATATGAAGAGAGTAATTATGCTTTTTACTTTAGCTGCAAGCCTTACTCTAGTATCGTGCTCAACTGGCTCAACTGAGACAGCTCCAGCTAGTGATTCTACAACCGTAGGAGATACTGCAGGCCGAGTGGATACTAGTGCGTGTAACACTTGTGACTCAGTAAAAATCGATACACTAGTTAAATAAGCTAACTTGTGTAAAAAGAAGAACAAAGGCTCCAATTGGAGCCTTTTTTTGTATAAATAGAATAAAGTGTTGGTTCATGTTTAAAGTACTCTCAAATAAGGAAATATATGATAATTCGAGCCTATCATTTACATTTGAATTCTTTACTAAGCTAAACAAGAGAGAAGCTTCCGCAAAAATTGCAAGAGCACTAGGTAAGACTGTAAAGTGGTTTACCGATCCTAGTTCAGACTATATTCCAACTTATGAAACGTTTAAGATTGCTCCAATATATTCAAATGGATACAAGGAAATAAGCTTGAGCACTGGATTTCTTCCATATCAGGAGGCAATGCATATGTTTCTAAAGACACTAAATATTATTGAGTCGATTGGACATACTACAAGTAGATGCTCAGTAAAGACCCGTATCCGACTTGATGAATCTGAATTAGGATTATCTGTAGGCCTAGCTAAGCTAAATAAGTTTAAGTATCTATTGGGAATAAACGAGGAGGCTCTGTTCAATCTATGGCCATCCCAGGATAACGAAAATAAGAAGATATATCAAAATCATCTCCAGTTTATTCAACCTAGGGATGTATACAATACTATCATTTCTGAAGGACTTGTTGAAAGAATGAGTCCTAACGAATTTAACTTTCCTGAATCTGACTTTTTTGCTACAGATTTTTCAGAATTAGGTACGAGCACACTGGTTATCAATTATATTTCGGGAAAGGATTATACAAAGAAGAAGAGGGAAGCGGTTGAGACAATTAATCTGGTGATCGAGCATATCTACACAACTCTTGCTTCAAACTATACATATTCAACTGAAGATAAGAGGAAGATCACAACTATTGTTAATGAATTTAAAGATTCTATTATCGGGACAAAGAACTATGCAAACTTTAAAAATCTTTATCCTGATATAATTCTCTATGTTGATTTACGACAAGATAACTACTTAATTGAGGCAAACTATCCAATCATTAGAGAAAAGATATTTAAGATAGTTGTAGGTGGAGGATTGGACTCTGCTGTAATAAATTATGATACTCGAAGAAAATCTCTTCAGGTAAAAGATTCGACTATTTCAAAAAGTATTCTAGTAGAAGGAATCGAGTTCTACCAGTGTACTATCGAAGCAGACTCTAAAAATTGCCTTTTTGAAGGCTGTGATATTCGAAATTCAAAACTAGTAGACTGTTCTATATTTTCAAACAACACGATTAAAAATTCTAAAATTATCAATTGTGATTATCTAGGAGAAGCAAATGAAATTTCTTCAAGTTATCTAGATAATAATGAAAATAAGATGATCTCTGCAAACCTTACTGAGTGTTTAGTGAATAGAGGTAGTTTTTCAATGGGATCCTCCCTCGATAAGAAAACAATGATTATTAAACATAGATAAGTAGCTTACCTTTGTATAATAAATAACAAAAATAGTTAATGTATAATGGCAATTTATAAAAACTTAGAGTCAATTCGTAAACTAAGTAATTCTAGCCTAACATCGATTGTAGATATAACTAATTTAAACTTTAGAAGTCTAGCAGATGCTAACCTAGAATTCATAAGTAATATTAGTTACGATGAGGCTCTCAATAGTTTTATTGTCTATAAAGGAGAATTCGATTTTGTCGATATTACTGATACTTTTTCATTGAAGTTGGATGGAATAACCACATTTTCCATTGATTCATTAGGAAAAGCGGTTGGACAAGAATTGCTAGTAGTTATTGCAGAGGCAAAGCGACTTAGATTAACTGATTTTAATGATTGGCCAGATATTGGAGTACCTGGAGAGATAATCTATACTGGTATTCAAAATCAGCGGCCTGAATTTGGAGAAGATTTTATTGGATATTTACAGGGTCGCGGCTGGGTAAGTTTAACTGATGGTTCAGGAAGCGGATTTATTACTCTCACTGAACTTAACACAAGTCCGCTTCCTGAACCATCAGTTAAACTTA